TCACCGGCAGACATACCACAACAACAAATCATCAAATACGGAAAAGGTTGTTGTGGATTTATAAATAGGTCTTGTGTTATGATAAAAGCAGTTAGGGAGCCGACGTTAACACGGTGCGAGTGACAGCGGTGTAAATCCAACCCCCTTTGGATACGCAGCCGCCCAGATTGTAACCAAGACCACCGGAGCCGACAGACCGGAAACGACAAGAAGTCACTAGCTTGTCACTTTTTTAGATTTATGTTTTTACCTGATCTGTGGAGGAGATCAAAAGACATAGGTTTATTGAGTGATGCTTGTGATTTTTTTATTGCAGATTTCAGGAGGTGTAGAGCGGTGCAGGACGTCAGAGAGATTCCAAACATTGACGAGATTAAAAAAAATATCCGGAAATACTTTGACGATTATTGTGCGGCTTATGGCATCGATGACATGAGATCACAACGGCAACCAGTTTTTAACGGAGCCATGCAATATATATATAACAATTATATAAGACCTAGCAATGTATTAAAAGATATACCCCAAAACGTAGTGGATAATAGTATCAACCAAATGCTAACTAACTACAATGCGTACAACATAGATCTGTTGTATGAGGTTTATTTATATCTTAGGGAGTTAGCTAATGCTTATGATATGACTGCTACAGCTGATACATTTAAGATATTAACAGGGATATCTAAACAGGCTTTAAGTGCTTGGAGAACTAAATCAAGTACATCGAGCATGGACGAGGTCAGAAAAGCTTTTGTAAATTGGTTAGATGATGCAGATTGTGATCAGCTTGTTGCTTTTAATCTGCGGAATGCGCTGGGAGCAACGGAACGATTAAACAACGACCACGGGCGGAAACAGACCACACAGCAAGAGATTGTACACAAGATAACCAGGACAGCCGACCAACTTCCACGATTAGACACAAATTTTGGACAAAATACATCAATGTTGACCGATTCCGGAGCGTATGGAGATAATACAGCAGATGCGAATGAGTAGCAACAACTACGGAAACGTGCGGAAATATGGGATAGTTAAGGACGTGTCAATAAAGACTGCGCGAAGCACGAATTTTGCGCATAGTTGAAATATGTTGGTGATGATGGGGGAGGGGGTTTATAGAAATTCGGAAACCCGCCCTACTAAGTACAGTAAACTACCCAAAAAATAAAAAGGCTTCGACAGGAGGTGATACTAACATGGAGTTATCTTACACACAAAACAAATTGCAATTTAACAGACCGTCATTTAAGGACGAACTTAAAGATAAGCTTGGAACAGTTTGCTGTAACTGTGGAAGTAATTTGGATGTAGAGTATCACCATGTAGTTCCTTTGGCATTGGGAGGAACAAACAATATAGGGAACATTGTACCTCTTTGCCATGTTTGCCATCAAATTGCACATGGATCATTAAACATAAGGGTCATAAAAAGAGCGGAGAAAACAGGAAGACCTAAAATGTTGCCGGTATCAAACTATTTAGAAATTTTAGAGGAGTACAAAACTGGAAAGATAGGCAAGAAAGAATGTGAGCAAAAACTAAACATTTCCGGTGGAAACAAGCTATCTGACAAGTGGTACTACAAAGAATACCTGAGAGACAATCACATCAAGGTTATAAAGAACCGAGTAGATATGCTTAGTATTCCAAAGTGCCAGAAAGTGGATCATTCTGCAGAACCGATTGCAAGAGTTATTTATGATGACGGACGGGAAGAAAAGTTTTACAGAGAATGTGGATGATTTTTAAAAAATTCTCAAAAATAAAAAAGCCTTTTAGGAGGTACAGCACATGATTTTCATTTACATAGTTTTAGCATGGATACTGGTTCAATTGCATGCTCCTGCATGGGTATATATCCTGTTCATCATCGGAGTATTTTTAAGAGCAGTAGTCACTGGTAGAGATTAAGCGTATGCAGATATTTGGGAAAGAGATAAAAGACGAATGTTCAAAATGCGGTGAAGTCCTGCAATGCGAATTATTTCTGCAAGGTCACGGAATCAAGAGAGACCGTGAGAACGTTACTGAAATGGTTAGCTGTCAGATGAAGCACCAAAAGAGCAGGCTTGATAAAGAGCCTAAAGAAGATTTGCCAGTTAAGGAGAAATGTGAATTGCCACCGGAGATTAAAGAGATCTACACAGAGGTTTGGAAAATCCATAAAGAGTGCGCTAATCCGAAAACGGATGATGACTGGTCGTATCTTATCCGGCAGGGCAATCTGCTGATTAAAATGCATAACAATAGCCAGTTTGCTAAAGCACTGGTAATGGCAATGATCGATGAAATTGAAGGAAGGACGAAGAAAAAATGCTTGGATTCATGATTTTAAAAATAATGACAACGTTGGTATTGACAGTTTTAGCAATATCTGCTTTATGGTATGCTCCAAAACAGAAAACAGCATCAGACGGAGTTATTTTATTTGCGTTCGCAATGTTCCTTGCATTTGGAATAACTTTCGCGTGGGTATAGCCTATGTGGTTACCGGAGATTATGCGAATTATCCCATATCACAATTTTGAATGGGTTAAATTCATAAAGCCATTGTTATTGCCGAATATCCGGTGTTGTGTTGGCATTGGATATGTGGCAGAGAAATCAAGGCATCAAGAGTGTATGTAGCCTGTGTGTGGGAAACGAAAAATGGAATAATGCGTTTGACAACACAAAGTTTTTCAAAGTACCGTACACAGGCGTGACAATTTTTTTTAGATAAAGATAGGGTGTTTCACAAAAATAATCCGGGAGCAGATGGTCTCTCTCCCGGAGTTTAGGGCTATCGCCAAGCGGTAAGGCACAGCACTTTGACTGCTGCATTCCCAGGTCCGAATCCTGGTAGTCCTGTTTCGCAGATGTTTTCTTCTTTCGGTCTTTGCCATCTGCGAATTGTCTTCCATACTTTTCCATTGGAGACACTCCTTTCCCCTCATAGCGGAATGCTGTTAAGAGCCGTCGCAAGGCTCGTGAGGGTTTTCCACGTAACCGCTTGAAGCATTGCAACCATATAGCGGTGAAAAACTTTATCTGCGTCGATAAGACGATACCGTGATTGCAATAATCGGTAGGTAGCAGATAGGTGTGCCAGAAGTTTAGTCGTGGTTATACGGCACAGGTTTTGGGGAAATGCGCATAGTGGCGATTGCAGCGGTCTGTAAAACCGTGACATTAGAAACATCGAAGGTTCGACTCCTTCTTTCCCCACGATGTCGGATCGCAACCGGCTAGCAGGTAACTGGCGGATGCCCTGCGAAAATAAAAATAGCCATAAGTGTTGCGCTGTGTCAGCGCCTTAAATGTAGGCATACAGCTTATGGAAACGCACATTGGGATGTAGCGCAAATGGAAAGAGCAGTGTCCTTCTAAGGCATAGGCTGTGGGTTCAAGTCCCATCATCCCAACTTTATCTTTATCTCCACTTAGTCTGGTACTACTGCAATAGTTCAGGTCGATGGGAGATGTATGGATAGTAGTTGCTCATTATCGGTCAACGAAAAACACTTCTGCGAGTAGAATTTGCAGATTCAAAAGTAGTCGTACATTGTTTGCGTCGGGTGGGTTCAACTCCCACGGCAACTATTCCCTAGCTAAAACGTAAGCCACATATGTTTAGCGAAAAACCAAGCCTATGAAGTAGAGAACAGACAAGACTGTGAGATTGTGGATAGTCAGTGACAAGTAGGCGGTGCGCATTTGGTTATGGCTTGCGCAAGCCATAAAAGGTTTTACGGTGCGATTTCCATGCATAGCTTCAGTGGAAGAGCGGCATCCGCATAGGATGTGTGTCGGCGGTTCGATTCCGTCTGCATGGGTTACGGAGGATATGAGGATGAATGGATTGAAAGATTATCAACCACAAACAGAAGCATTACAAAATTTTGAAATAGATGTTTCCAAAGAAGCGGTATATAAGTACGCTTTGGAAAAATTTGGAAGGATACCGCAAAATTTTATTGAAAGAGATTTCGCAAGAAACTGTAAAGTGATGGAAGAAAGCAGAAAGGCATTTGATAAATGAAAAAGTCACGTTCTAAAATCATTATCAAGACAAGAAAAGGTGGATACACCAAGATATACGCAAACGGCAAGTGGCAGAAGAAAGTATACAACATAAATTTCCATGCGGACTGCATCGGGAATTTTATAAATACGATATGCACTTTTGATAAATACAAAGCGGACAAGAACGGTTCTGTTTTGTATGACAAGGAAACGTTGGAAACAATGGTAGAGCATTGTGAAGCGAGGTTTTAATCATGTGTGAATTTTGCAAAGATATAGCAATGAATAATGATGAATATATGAAAAAAAGATACACTGGCGGAGATTTTATTTGCAAAGATGAAAATGGATTTGGAGTGTTGATCGACACAGGAGACAGTGGTTGCCTTGGATATATAAAAATCAATTATTGTCCGATGTGTGGTAGAAAGTTGGTGTAAGAATGAGCATGACAGCAGTAATTGAAAATATAGAACGTGATGTGTTTCGACAGGTCACACCTAAAAACATCGGGAATATTGAAAATATAAAAATTGAATGTACAACACTCGGAGAAGACCCGATTGTTGTGGCAGATACAAAGGAAGACGAGGAAACTTTGAAAAAATGTTTTTATGTAAAACTGTCCGAACATCGTTGTAGCAAATGCAACCGACTTTTAGGCAAATTCAACGGACAGGCTGAAATCAAATGCCCAAAATGTGGGGAAATCAATAGAATTGGGGTGAATCTTGAATGAAAATTATAAAACGACACAAATTAGTAGCACCGACCAAAAGATTAACCTGCGATAAATGCGGTTCGATATTTGAGTTCGAGAAAAGAGAATGCAATGCAACTGACATAATGGGTGTAATGCATGATGGTCTTGGCGGTTACAATATCAAGTGCCCTGTATGTGGGAAACGGTTTTATTTTGATTGGAAGTAAATTGAATATTTAGAGCACCAGTCGTAGATTGCCTACGCAGAGAGCCAAATTTCCAAAATTTTGGGGAAGGAGGCTCTTTTTTATTGGCAAGTCAGAGCCTTATATCGGCAGTAAACAGCTATGACAATTACATACAGCGAAAGGGGATTGATGAACAGGTCATTGATGCGTATATAGAAGCCTGCAGAGTGGCTATAAATGGCGAAAAGGATATAACTTATGGCTTACAGATAACAAACCGTTCTAAAGGCATTGTAGAGCGTTTTTGCATGGAAAGGACAGGAGGTAGAATACTTGACCTTGAAAAATACAGCCAACAACATGAAGAAAAATACAGCCTTGTTGATGACTATTACAAAACTCTTCTGATTGAAGCACATTACCGATTTGAAAGCTTCATGCTATACATGGAAAAGAACAGACCGGTAGAAGAGAGATTTTATCAGCCGAGAATAAATCCATTACGGCAGGTAGCACAGCTTATTCAAGATTTGTACGATGATGTGCTTGATGAAGGAATGGTGTTTTGTCCCGGACGAATCGGTAAGACACAAATAGTAAAAATGGGTAATCTGTGGTTCGGCTCTAACAGACCGGAACGGTCTAATCTGTATTCGGCATATTCGGACAAAATTACTGGTGGTTACTATGACGGCATCATAGAAATGATTACAGACCCGACATACACATATGCTGAAATATATCCAAACATAGTTGAGAAAAAGTTAGTCACTGATGGAAAAGATTTGACAGTAGACCTTATCCGTAAAAAGACATACCCAACATTTACCATGCGAAGCATTTACGGAACATTGAATGGTGCTTGTGACTGTGACGGGCTTGGAGTTTATGATGACTTATTCAGCGGTATTGATGAAGCATTGAGTGAAGATAGGCAAAATACTGTATGGGGAAAATTCGACAACAACTTTATGCCGAGAATTAAGCCTGGAAAGGCTAAATTGTTGGGGATAGGAACACGTTGGGCGAAAAAGGACGTTCAAGGTAGACGGTTAGACCTATTACAAAATGATCCTGAATACAAAGGCATACGGCACAGAGAGGTTATTATTCCTGCACTAAATGAAAACGGAGATAGCAATTTTGATTATCCGTATCATTTGGGATATACAACTCTTGATTACAAAAGACGTATGGCATCTTTTGAGAACAATGACGATATGGCATCATGGTTTGCACAGTATCAACAGGAGCCTATTGAAAGAAAAGGTCAGATGTTCAATGTCGATATGATGAATTTCTTTAATCCGGCAGAACTTGAAGGAATAAGACCTGATAGGATATTTGCAGCTAATGACCCTGCTTATGGTGGCGGTGATTTTGTATCAATGCCTATCTGCTATGAGATTGACGGAGAACATTATATCACTGATGTTGTCTACAATGACGGTGATAAGGAAATTACCATACCGGAAGTTACTTCACGAATGGAAAGACATTTAGATAAATTTAATAATAAGACAGCAGAAGTCCATTTTGAGGAAACAAAGACAACATCAGCATACCGTACAGATTGTGAAAAGATATGGGAAAAAGACGGATATCCTATTAACACAAGTCATGATCCGGCAGACAATCAGACTGCAAAAATGGATAGAATCAAAAATCATGCTCCAGACATACGAAAACTTCATTTTGTGGACATGAAATATCAAACAAAAGAGTACAGAAAGTATTTTCAAAATATTTTGTCTGCTACTTTTGAAGGGAAAATGAAGCATGATGACGGGATAGATTCTACGGCACAACTATGTGACATGATTTACGGAAATAAAAGAATGGCAAGAGCAGAAGCAATTCAAAACCCATTCTCTTTCGGACGGAGGTATTGATATGACAACCAAAGAATATTTAGGGCAGATAAGCCGCCTTAATCGGATGATAAATAATAAACTCACGGAAATCGCACAACTCAAAGATATGGCGGTAAGCATATCTGCTACGCAAAGCGGTGAAAGGGTACAGACTACACCGAATTTTGACAAAATAGGAACAAAATATGCCAAAATTGATGAAATGGAACGGAAAATAGATGGAATGGTGGACGAACTTGTCGATAAAAAAGAGAAAATCATACAGCAGATAGACAGCATGGAAGATGAAAACACATACAATATTCTGTTTGCAAGGTACATTGAAAAGAAAACTTTTGAAGTGATTGCAACAGAAATGAAATATTCATGGAGACAGGTTGTAAGACTTCACGGAACTGCATTGAAACAGTTTGAAAAGAAATACGGAGAAGGATATTTGAATGAATGATGTCATTGAATGTCATATATAAAAAATGGTAATGTTAAACTGACGAAAATATTTAAGATGCTTTCTAATCCTCCTAAAAGGCAAACAGCCGGGAATACCGTCTACGTTATGTGGGCGGTATTTTTGTGCGCAGAAAAGAGGTATTTATGATTTTTAACCAAAAAATTAGAGTGTACTGTCCGGGATGCGGACGGTTAGTCGGTGAATGCAGTTCAAAATCACACATCGACAAGACATATAAGTGCCGGAATTGCGATAAGATGGTTGTTTACCATACGGAGACCGGAGAACGTGAGATCAAGAAACTTCCAAAAAGAGATCAGAGCAGCGGAATGACATTTATGTAGGTGAAAATATGAACACTATGAAATTTCAAGACCTTGTAAAGGGTTGTCACGGTAGAAAAATTGCATATACGGATGTGGAGCAGATAACCGAAGACAACATTGTAAAGGTTATCGGTGATTGCATCGGTGTTTTTTATTACAATAAGCCAGTTATCAAGTACTTGTGGGAGTACTACAAAGGAGATCAACCGGTACTATACAGAACAAAGCTGTCAAATGAGGATATCACCAATCGAGTAGTAGAGAACCATTCTTTTGAATGGGTGCAATTCAAGGTCGCTCAGACTTACGGAGAGCCTATTCAGTTTGTCAGCAGAAAAGATGATGAAGCTGTAAATAAGGCAGTAGATGAACTGAATGATTACTTAGCAGATGCAAATAAGCACGAGAAAGACATAAAAGCTGGTGAGTGGCAGTCGGCAACCGGAACATCATTCAAAGCTATTCAGATTGTGAATGGAGATGTGCCTATCCGTGTGGTTGCACCTAATCCTCTGAATACGTTTGTTATTTACAACCGCAGTTCTGAAGAACCGATTTTGGCGGTACAGGAATTAAAAGATGAAAATGGCGAGTGGTACAAGCTCTGCTACACGGAATCCTGTGAATGTAAGATAAAAAACAGTGCGGTTGTTCCTGATACATGGAAACTTCACGGATTTGGTGGTATTCCGATTGTAGAATTTCCGAACAACCATGAGCGGTTGTCTGATATTGAACTTGTTATAGATCTGTTGGATGCAATCAATAATACGCAGTCAAACAGAATGGACGGCATAGAGCAATTTATCCAGGCGTGGTACAAATTTGTAAACTGTGAGATTGACGAAGAAGAGTTCAAAAAAATGAAGATGAACCATGCATTGGTTGTAAAGTCCATCAATAAAGACAATAAGTCTGATGTGGATGTCATGTCACAGGAACTTGACCAAACGCAGACACAGGTCTCCAAGGACGATTTAACAGACAGCGCACTTTCAATTTTGGGAATACCGAACAAGCAAGGAAACACTGGCGGTGATACGCAGGGTGCGGTTGAGCTGAGAAACGGATGGGATTTTTCAAAATCAAGAGCAAGGCTTAAGGATCCGGTTGTTAAGACAGCAGAGAAGAGACTGGCCAAGGTTGCGCTGAATGTTATTCGCATTAAGAAAGAAGATCTGAAAATCACTCTTAGAGATTTTGATGTGCAGATTAACCACAGTCCACAAGATAATATGTATACCAAGTCGCAGACATTACTGCAACTTCTGCAGTGTGGTATTCATCCGCTTATTGCAATCAAAACGGTTGGACTTTGGGGAGATTGCGAAAAGACTTTCAACCTTTCCAAGCCTTACCTTGATGCTCTGTGGAAAACTGCTGACATTATCAACATGGAAGAGCAGATGGCAAAAGCACAGGAAATTGTAAAACAAATGCAAAATAAGACAGTTGCCTAGAAATAGGTGGCTGTTTTTATTTTATAAAAATTCGCAAAGCCGTGAGCGTACAAATCGGCAATGTCACTCGGTGTCGTTGCACCGTAAAAAAACGTAGGACATAACGGAGGTAATTTATGAAGAGAGAAGATTTAGCGGCAATGGGATTAACTGATGAACAGATTGAAAAGGTTATTGCCGAAAACGGCAAAGATGTTCAGACAGCAAATGCCAAGGCAACCAAAAACAATGCTGAACTGGAACGGTTACAGGGCATTGAAAAAGAGTTTAATGCCATGAAAGACCAAAATCTTTCCGAACAGGAAAAGGCAGCGAAGCAGTTAGAGGAAGCAAATAATCGTATCGCAGAGTTGGAAAAAGCACAGACTTTAGCAACTCAGCGTACAAGTGCGGCTGACAAATTCAAAATCACATCAGAACAGGCGGCACAGGTTGTAAAGGATGACGGCAGTTTTGATTTTGATGTTCTCGGAAAAATTATCTCTGATAAAGAGACTGCTGCGGCACAAGCCAAGGAGCAGGAGATTGCAAACGGATCTACTAATCCTGGAGGTGGAATTGCTGGCGGTGGAAAAGATGACAAAAAAACAGAAGCCGAAAAAGCGGCTGAAAAGATTGGCAAGACTTTAGCTGGAACAAACAAAGAAGCCGAAGCTGTAGTTAGCCAGTACTTATAAGGAGGTACACAAAATGAAATTCTCTGAAACAAGTGTAACTACCCAGTTAGAAATTCTTAAGAGAAAGCTGGGCGGTGAATTATTTGTTCCTATTAAACTGGATGCAAGTGCTTTCACTAATGGTGTGTGCAAGGCTGGTAATCCTATTAGTGCGACAGGAAAGAAAGTAAATGGCGGAAGCACCGATGATGCAGCAGTAGGTATTTTGCTTAACGATGTTTACGATAGCAACCCCAACGGAACTATCATTAAGGCTTTTGCCTGTGTAAATGAAGCAAATGCTAACGCAAATGCAGGTATTACCATTGCCGATGGTGTAAAGACAGGATTATCACTGATTGTATTTGAATAACTGAAACCGACTACAGACAGATGTAGCCGCTGACCGCTGAAAGATAGCGGTAGAAAGTGAGGAAATAATGAACATTAGAGATGCCTACAATGCGAAAGCAATCGCACTTGTGCATACAGAAGTTGCAAGTAATAAAATTGCATATCTTGGTTCCGGCTTATTCCCCGCCAAGAAGAAAATGGGACTGGATTTGAAGTGGATTAAGACTTCTAATGGACTTCCTGTTACCCTGAAAGCATCTAATTTTGATGCAGTTTCCACTATCAGAAGCCGTGAAGGATTCAAGATGCAAGAGACAGAAATGGCATTCTTCCGTGAATCTATGATTATCAAAGAACAGGACGAACAGGAAATCATGCGTATTAAGGACAGCACAGACCCTTACGCAGCAGAAGTATTAAGCAGAATTTTTGATGATGCAAATACTCTTGTGGAAGGTGCTGATGTAGTTCCTGAACGTATGATTATGCAGCTGTTAGCACCTACAGAGGATGGTTCTCCTAAGATTTCCATTCAGGCTGATGGTGTTACTTATGCTTACAACTACGACCCTAACGGCACTTACAAGCAGAACAACTATGCGGCATTGTCCGAGACCACAGACAAGTGGAACGATACTGAAAACTCCGATCCACTGGACGATGTAAATGTTGCTCTTGATTCTGTGGAAGCTGTTACAGGCGAGAGACCTACCATTATGATTGTCTCTCGTAAGACCATGAACTATCTTAAGAAGAACGCAAAGATCAAGTCCGCAATCTTAGCACAGAATGTTACAGCTAACGTTCTGATGACTGATGCAAGAGTTAAGGAAATTTTCTCTAACGAACTTGGTATCAATATCATTGTTTACTCTAAGCAGTATAAGAACGAATCTGGTGTAGCAACCAAGTTTTATCCTGATGGATATGCGACATTGATTCCTTCCGGTTCACTTGGAAATACTTGGTACGGAACTACTCCTGAAGAGCGCACTTTGATGGGCAAGCCTACCGCAGATGTTTCTATTGTGAACACTGGTGTTGCTGTTGCGGTTTCTGTTTCTGAAGACCCTGTACAGACTAAGACAACCGTGTCTGAAATCGTACTTCCTTCCTACGAGAGAATGGATAGCACCTATGTAATTAAGTGCTACTAATCGGAGGTATGCTGATGAAATTTGATTACAAAGTCAAATACAAAGGCAAATGGTATCTTCCGGGAGAAGAAATCCCGGAGGAAACCGTCACCGAAGTAAAAGAAGAAATCCCGGAGGAAACCGCATATACTAAGACGGAAATCAACCGTATGTCTACGGCAGACTTGCAGAAGTTAGCCGCAGAACACGGTGTCTCAGGTGCGGAAGAAATCAGCGGTGCGGAACTGAAAAAGATTCTGATTGAAAAGTTTGAACTTTAAGAGGTAGCACATGGCAGAATATACGACTTTGAAGCAAGTAAAAATCCGTCTGAAACAATTTCATATTGATTCTGAAAGTTCCGAGGTCGTGTTTGACCATTTGGAAGAAAATCCTCTTTTGGAACAACTTATCAGTCAAGCAGAAGCCGACATCAGAGCAAAAAGAATGTACCCGGAAAGCTACACTGAAGAGAAGATTGCTGCGGATATGAAAAAATTTCAGTCCGTGGTGGTTAATCTTGTCGTGTATGACAGATCGCAAGCCGGTGAAAACTTCATGGCAAGCTATTCAGAGAATGGAGTGTCGAGAACATGGAGAGACCGGGAAGAACTGTTTGTGGGTGTTTTCCCATTTGCAAAAGTTTTATAACCCCATCGAAATCGAGGGGTTTAGAAGATTGTGCGTGACCATGTTACGGATTCCGGTAATAAGGTTGCAGGCGGCACACTTTAAGGGTGGTGGGCGGTGTGCCAACAAATAAACAGTTAGGAGATATGAAGTGAAAGAATTTTTATTACAGACGTATACGATTGTTCTGCCTATTTTATTAGGCTACATCGTCTGGCTCCTAAAGCAGCAAAAGAAAGATAGGGATGCGAACAGCAAGGGAACAATGCTTCTTTTGCGTGTGCAACTTATTGAGTATCACGATAAGTACATGAAGTTAGGAGAAATTCCAAGCTATGCGTATGAAAACTTTGTTGAGATGTACAATGCTTATCATGCGCTTGGTGGAAATGGAATGGCAACTAAAATGTATGAAGAAATAAAAGAAATAAGATTGAAGAACGGAGGTAAGTAATTATGGATTTTTCACAGGTAGGAACTTGTGTTGCAATCGTGGTTATTTGCTATCTTGCCGGTATTGGAGCGAAGCTGATTCCGGTTATTAAGGATAACTACATCCCGGTTGTTGTTGGCATTGTAGGTGGCATTCTCGGAGTAGTAGGAATGTATGTTATTCCGGATTTCCCGGCAAATGATGTACTGAATGCGATTGCAGTCGGAATTGTTTCCGGTTTGGCAAGCACTGGTGTAAATCAGATTTACAAGCAGGTGAAGAAAGATGCTTGACATTAACAAGCAGGAAATGAAGTACTCACGGCAGGGAGAAAAAGTCACGATTTATGACCGGGACGAAAACGGAGAAATAAAGTACATAGAGATGGACGGAGAAAGGATTCCGGTGGTTTTGAGAGAAACTACCGGATATTCTGAACCCGTACTTTTTTCTGCCAACATCAGCAATAAGTTGTCGGAAGTACTGGTAAAGGAATTTGGTATTGATGATTCCAGTTCGTATTGTCAGATTGTTACCGACAAAGGCTATTTGCCGATTAAGGCAGGGGATGTTATCTGGAAGAAGTCAGAAGTAGGTCGTGACGATGACGGACTTGTGGACAGCAAGACTGCGGACTATGTTGTCAAAGGCGTTGCAGATGAGGGACTGACAGCAGATTTGTTTTTGTTGCAAAAGACGGTGAAGTGATATGGGAAAGACAATCAACATTAACCTGTTTGACCCAAAGTCCATACAAGCGGCTGTAAAGGCTCTTAGAGACTATGAAAATAGTTTAGAGTATAAATGTAGACTACTGGCAGAAACGCTGGCAGAAAAGGGCGTAGAGATTGCTAGAGTGCAGATTGCTGACCTCGATGCTATATTTAATCAAGAACTTTTACGGAGCATTCATGCAGAGTATGTTGGTTCTGTAAAAGGTGGCGGTGTTTGGGCGGTTGTCGCAGGTACAGACCATGCGCTTTTTGTGGAGTTTGGCACAGGTCAGATGGGGGCAGAAAACCCTTATCCGTATGATTTGCCGGAAGGTGTTACATGGAAATACAACTCCGGTAAAACAATTCGTCAAGCATTACAAGACATTGAAGTGCATGGAAACACTTATGTGAAAGCCGGAGAATACTACTGGAGTTATATCGGAGATGACGGAAAACTTCATATAACAAAAGGTATGCCGTCAAGACCATTTATGTACCTGACTGCAATAGAACTTCGTGATATTGTATCACAGACAGCAAAGGTGGTGTTTGGTAGTGGATAATGAATATCAGTGGGTATCAGATTTTAAAGTCAAGATTGCATCGTACTTAAAAATGAAGATACCGCAGAGCCATCCTAAAACTTATGTGACGGACAAAAGTAAGGATTTGTCAGACCCTACATTCCCTACGGTGTACTTTCATGCTATGCCGTTCACAGAGACAGGACAAGACCTTGAAGCACGTTCTGTTAATGGAATCACAGCATCATACCAGGTGGATGTGATAACCAACAAAAGTCAGGAAGAAGCCGAAGCTATCATGGCTACGGTTGCCGGACTTTTCAAACGTCTGCGATTTCAAATAACTTCCATGCCAGAGTTCAATAATACTTCGCAGGACACATACAGAAGCACTGCACGGTTCAGAAGAAGCGTAGGTGCTGATGATAAATTGTAACTATTAGAGCCATTCGGCTCTATTTTTTTATGCAAATTTAAGGAGGTATAAATTATGGCAGCAGCCGGAATTTCTACTTTAGGCATTACTTTCGGATATGGTACAGAGACAACCGCCGGAACAAAACCTACAAGTTTTAAGCAACTTACAAGAATTAATGCCATTGGCGGCATCAACATTGAACCGGAACAGATTGATGCTTCTGCGTTAGAAGATGCAACCACCAGATATGTAAAAGGTCGTGCAGATACTGGTGGATCTTTTGCAGTCACAGTCAACTTTACATCAGAGGCCGTGGCTGAATGGACTGCACTTATCACAGCCTATAAGGCTCTTACTGGTGGAAATAGAATGTGGTTTGAAACTGTCATTCCCGGAGAAGAGAAATCTTTCTTTGTTGTTGCACAGCCGCCCGAGCAGATTCCACAACCCGAAATCGGACAGAACGAACTTCTGACGATCGAAATGAATCTTACCATTGAGGAATACAAGGGATTGGATGCTACCGTTGCACTGACAACGGGGGAATAGCAAGTCAGTCAGAAACAAATAACACTGCCGTGGCTGACTTTGATGAAGCGGTAGATGAAACATTAATTTAGCAAAAAGAGAGCCGTCTTCGGGCGGCTCCTTTCCAACAAAATGTTGGGGAAAGGATATGTTTTTATGAAGAAGATTTTAGTTAATGATGTTGAATATACTTTAGAGTTTGGATTCGGTGCTGTGGAGTGCAAGGATTTGATTCAAAAGATGTTTCTTATGCTTTCCGGTGGCTATGTAGCTAAAAAAGCAAAAAATGTACAGAATCCCACACCAGAAGAAATTGTAGATGGTAGCGGATATATGCTTGCAGAATTTCCTCATGTATGCAAAACGGCTTTTTATGCTGGTCTTATCGAAAACCATGAAGATATTACACCGGATGAATCCAATGCTTTAATGAAAGAATACATGAAAGCAAACGGTCTGTCTTTTGTGAAACTGTATGGAGAACTGACAGACTGTATGAAAGAAGACGGTTTTTTCGAACTGTCGGGTCTGACGGAAATGATGACGCAGACCAAGGAAGAGATGGAGAAAGAGGACAGCAAGGTAACGAAGATGCCACAGGATCACAAGAAGAAATCGACTGGCACAAAATAATATGGGAAGAATATTTTCCATTTGCTTTTTCCATGGGAATTTCGATAGAAGAGTTCAAACATCTGAATCCTAAGAAATTAGAGTGGTGTTACAAAGGATATAAACTCAAAAAAGAGGAAGAAGATAGGAATTCATGGCAACGGTGGGGAGATTATGGAATATCTGCATTAATCTTTGCAATAGACCATTGCCTAAACGGTCGAAAAGCACAATCGAAGTATATTGACAAGCCTATTATAGAACGTGCGGACATTGCTAATAATGAAAAAGAAATTCAGAAGCAAAGGAAAGCGTTCCTCGCAGGACTTATGGCAATGCAAGCTAATTTTGAATTATCACATCCAAAAAAGGAGAAACAAACATGAGTTTAACAGGAATTGATGTGTCCTCATACCAGGGGACGATTAACTGGTGGGCGGTAAAACAGAACGGTATTGATTTTGCTATTCTGAAAGTCATCCGTAAGGATTTGAACCCGGACAAGAAGTTCGAGGAGAACTGGAAAGGTTGTAAAGAGCACAATGTCCATGTGCACGGAGTATATGAATACGGATATATTACAACGGTTGCAAAATCACGATCTGATGCAAGAAGAGTGCTTACTATTCTTAATGGCAGAAAAGTGACAGTATATCTTGATGTTGAAGATGCCGTTATGAAAGGTCTTGGCAAAAATATTATTTTCATTATCAATGCTTACGGCAAGGTTATTACTGATGCAGGATTGCAGTTCGGTGTGTACACTGGGGAAAGTTTTTACAAGACATACATTAAGCCTTATGGCGGTGTGAGTTATCCCATGTGGATTGCACGGTACGGCAAGAATAACGGCAAGTGTGATGTGAAGTATCAACCGCAAGTACCAAACATGGTAGGCTGGCAGTACACTTCTAAAGGGTGTGTAGGTGGCATTGTAGGCAATGTAGACATGAATGTATGGTACAAGGAGTTAGATGCCGTATATGAGGATTCTACAAGCCATAGAAACCCTTATACAGAGCCGGAAAGACTTCTTTATTACAAGCGTCTGGCAATGATGAAGGGAAACGATGTCAAGTGGGCGCAGTACGAACTTGTAAGGAAAGGATTTATGCCGTCTGTAAATGCGAAAGGTAAGACGAACATTGACGGATATTTTGGAAAAACCACTTCTGATGCAGTAAAAGCATTCCAAAAGAGTGTTGGAATCACTGTAGATGGAAAAGTCGGTGCGGTTACAAGGGCATATCTCAAAAAGTAATTTTAGGAGCGGTAGGTGTCACAGCTTACCGCTCTTTTTCTTGGAAGTGGCAGACACTTCCTTTTTTATTGCGGTAAAGGCGGTGCGGTATGGCAGATATTGATTCTTTGCAGATTAAAATAAAAGCGGATGCGAATAACGCAAGTAACGCACTGGATAAGTTGGCAAATAGTCTTACGAATTTTCAGAAAAGCTTGTCCATTGATACATCCAAACTGACAAGCATTTCTAATAGCATACAGAGTATCGCAAATGCCGCCAGTTCCATGAATGCGAGCGGTATTAAGAACATATCCACATTGACAAATTCCATTAACAGAATGGGAAAAATAGATACAAGCGGATTAAGCAGAATTTCATCTGCATTGAAGACCTTTTCTGCTGACATGGCAGGAACTAAAGTAGATGGAGTAGGGGATATTGCGAGCATAGCATCTTCGATTTCAAGACTTGGTGGTGTGGCATCCGGCAGAGCAGTCACAAACATTCCTTTACTGGCAAAGAATTTGAAGCAGTTATTTACAACTCTTTCAACCGCTCCAAATGTCAGTGAGAACATTATCCGCATGACAAATGCACTGGCAGGACTGGCATCTACTGGTGCGGCATCCGGGAGAGCAGCAAACTCTTTAGGACGTAATCTGAACACCTATACGGCAAGCGCAAAAAAAGCCACAAAGAGCACATTCAGCCTTGCTGCGGCTTTCGGCAGATTCTACGCAACATATTTTCTTGTGATACGTGGAATTAAAAGTCTGTGGAAGTCCATAGAGGGAACTACGGACTATATCGAAGCATTTAACTACTACACGGTAGCATTCAATAAAGTCGGAAAGGAATGGGGCAAGGATTTTGAAAAATTCGGTTACGACAACGCAGAGGATTATGCACAGAGTTTCGGAAACCGTGTAAATGAACTGCTTGGTAAAATGTCCGGTCTGAAAGTAGATGTAGATGGTGGATTGATTTCTGAAAGCGGAATGAAGAACCTGGGTCTGAATTTGCAAGAGATCACGCAGTATGCTTCACAGCTGGCAGCCATTACCAACTCTTTAGGGCAGACCGGAGAAGTCACTACGGCAATTTCAAAGTCTATGACAATGCTTGCCGGGGATATATCCTCTCTGTTTAACGTGGATTTCAGCACGGTTGCAACCAACTTACAGTCCGGTTTGATCGGTCAGTCAAGAGCACTGTATAAGTATGGTATTGATATCACGAATGCCACCTTACAGACTTATGCTTACAAATACGGCATTGAAAAAGCTGTATCTGAAATGTCACAGGCAGAGAAACAGCAGTTGCGTTTACTTGCAATCTTAGACCAGTCCAAAGTATCATGGGGAGATTTAGCGAATACAATCAATTCTCCAAGTAACATGATTCGTCAGTTTACCAACAACGTAAAAGAAGCCGGAATGGTACTGGGGCAGTTGTTTATCCCGGTATTGCAGAAAGTACTTCCTGTTATTAACGGTGTCGTAATTGCGATTAAGAGACTGCTTGTTAGTGTTGCAAATTTACTGGGAATCAAGATTGACTTTTCGTCATTCGGTCAAGGTGTATCCGGGTACAATGAAGATTTGGAAGATACGGCAGATGCGCTGGATAAAGTTGGCACAAGCGCAAAAAATGCTCAAAGCGGAATCAGAGCATTTGATAAATTGAAAGTTATTTCCACACCAAAATCCAGTGGTTCCGGAAGTGGTGCTGGTGGAGCAGGAATTGACCTTACCAAAGAAATCATGGATGCTACTGCAGAGTACGAAAAAGTATGGCAGGAAGCATTTGACAAGATGCAGAATACAGCTCTTGGCTGGGCTGATAAGATAGAAAAACTTCTTGAGCCTGTGAAAAAGTTATTCAAAGATTTATTCAATGGTGATTTCTTCGAAGCAGGACAAGATTTATCCGGTATTGTCACAGGGATATTTAACTGGATGTCCGATGCTATTGCATCTGTAGACTGGTATCAGATTGGTCAAAACATAGGACAGTTTCTTGCTGGTATTGACTGGACTGCTGTATTTACATCTGCCGGAAACTTTATAGGACAAGCAATTACAGCGGCAATCGAACTGTGGAAAGGAAGTTTCGATGCTGCACCAATCGAAACCACGATTCTGACAGCAATAGGACTTTTGAAATTCACTGGCTTGGGAGATATTCTGTGGAAAGCAATAAAAGATTCTATTGTCTTGTCAATGGGCGGTAAGGCAGGAGCAGGAATCGGAGAAACAATTCTCGGAAGTCTATTAGGAACTGGAGCGGCAACAGGAGCAGGGGGAGCGGCAGCAGCAGGAGCAACCGGATTGTTTGGTGGTATTAGTGCAGGAGCAGTAGCGGCAACAGCGGCTATCACAGCGGTTGTAGCAGGACTTGCGCTTGTATATGCGACAAACGAGGATGTTAGAAATAGTTTCAAGGAATCAATTTCAGCCATTGCGGATAACCTAACTCCTGCAATGGAGTTTTTGACAACAACGGTTATACCAGATTTACAGAATGCATGGACAGGGCTTGTAGATGTGCTTACTCCGATAGGAGAATTTTTGAAGACTGCATTCACAAGCATATGGCAGGATATGCTAAATCCCGCATTAAAATATGTTGGTGAAGAAGTGCTTCCGAAATTGCAAAGTGCTTTTGAAAATCTTTGGAATGGAGTGCTTGTTCCGTTTGGAACATTCCTTGGAAATATCTTAAAGCCTGCAATTAAAATTGTTACTGATATACTTACGGTACTTTGGAAAAATGTAGTAGTTCCTTTGGCACAAGCATTAGGAAGTGTTTTAGGAGCTGCATTTGATGCGATAGTCGATACCATGAATTTTCTGGTAGAACAAGTAAAACCAGTAATAGAAGTATTCAACTTCTTATGGGACAATGTTTTATCTCCCATAGTCACTCATTTGTGGGAAGATTTAAAACCTGCTTTTGAAACTGTTTTTAACGCAATAGGTAATATTATCAAAAACCTTGGAACAAAATTAAAAGGACTAATTAATTTTGTTTCCGGTGTATTTACTGGAAACTGGAGAAAAGCATGGGACGGAATAAAAGACATTTTCAAAGGAGCATTTAACAACCTTGTATCCATAGCAGAGGGATGCGTAAATCTGATTATTGATGGAATAAACGCTTTTATTGATGGTTTTGGTCTGATTAGTGGCATATCTGAAGCTATAGGAATAAGTTTCAAGCCAGTGCAAATACCTAAAATAAGTATTCCTCGATTTGATACCGGTGGTTACGTTCCAAGCCGATACACGATGTTCATGGCAGGAGAGAACGGCGTACCGGAGATTGCCGGGACAGTAGGCGGCAAGACAGCGGTTGCCGGTGGAGTTGAAATCACTGGAATCAAAGATGCCATCAATTCCACGGCACAACAGGAAATTGCACTTCTGAAACAGAATAATCAGCTACTGCAAGGAATCCTTGAAAAAGAGTTTGGAATAACAACCGATCAAATTGGAATTGCAGCAAGACAATACGGTCAAGAGCAATTTAACCAAAAACACAAGAATGTATATGTATTTTAACACAGACAGCACTCTGAATGGGTGCTGTCTATTTTTATGCAATAAGGCGGTGAGCGTATGTCAGCATATCAAGGATGGCTTTTAAAAATTGGAGATTACGTTATTGACCAGTCAAGATTTATAGCCGCTGAAAGTTATCAGCCAGCTGTAAATATGCAGGATGTAGACCCGTGGACTGATGCAAATGGATACGTACATAGAAATGCTGTGGAGCTAAAAGCATTAAGTGTTGATTTTTCCACACCTGCGATGCTGACGGATGACGATTTGCAAGAGTTACTGTCCGGGATACGAAGCAACTTTATTGATGCAACGGAACAGGGATGTAATATCACGGCATACATTCCATTTTTAGGTCAATATGTCACACAATATGGATATATGGCTGATATAAAGCCTACAATCTACGGAACTTATGACGGAGAGATTAAATACAATCAGATAGAATTTTCATTTGTCGGAGGTGTAGCGAATGAGTAACTATACCTATGCGGATTTGTTTGATAAAAGCGCATCCAAAAAGGAAATCACGATTGAAACAGAGGACAAGTCTGTAAAAATCACCAACAGCGAAATCCATTTTGAACAGTTTGAATTAAAAGAAATACTATGTGATGATGATTACCTTACCTTTGGACAGTGCAATGCATCACAGTTAAAATTCAAAATTTCCAACGTGTTCACAAGCATGATTGGGAAACAGATAAATGTTTCTGCTGTGATTAATGGACATACTGACACACCGTTTGTTTTCGGAAAATACCGTGTCATTTCCGATAAACCAACAGATGATAAGCGTTACAGAAATGTGACGGCATATGACGTTATATACGATATTGGAGAATCAGAAGTATCTTCCTGGTATAACGGGTTGAAATTTCCTCTGACCTTAAAGCAGTTCAGAGACAGTTTTTTTTCATATTTTGGTGTTGAACAAGTAGCAACCACATTACCTAATGACAGCATGGAAGTGGCAGAAACAATAAAACCAAGCGAACTTTCTGGCCAGACGGTCATGGAAGCAATCTGCTCAATAAATGGATGCTTTGGCCACATTAACCATGATGGAAAATTTGAATATGTTTTCCTTAAAGAAATAATATCAGGTTTATATCCACAGAAAGGATTATACCCTAGAAAAGGTTCTGAAAAAGAAAAGGTTACTGGTGGAAAATACAAATCAGTTAAATATGAAGATTTTGTTTGCCAAAAAGTTACAAAAGTGCAGATAAGACAATCAGAAAATGATATTGGTGCAGTTTACCCGGATACAGAGATTACCGAGAACGACAACAGTTATATTTTGCAAGATAATTTCCTTGTTTATGGAATGACCGCAGATGCCCTAGAAACGGTTGCAAGAAATCTGTATGAGGTTATTAAAGTTGTAAAATATAGACCTTATAACTGTGAAAAAATAGGAAATCCTTGTTTGAGCCTTGGAGAAGCAGTCAATGTATATACGGCTAAAGAAATCATAGAAAGCTATGTGTTGAGCAGAACATACAAAGGAATCCAACAACCGACAGACACCATATCAGCAAGCGGAAAATCTCCAAAGTACAGTGAACAGGTAAATGGAATTAACAAAAGTATAATTCAACTCCGTGGAAAGACTAATGAACTAGAACGGAATGTAGAAGAGACCCGGTCTGAGATCAAGGATGTAGAGAGCGGATTGGATACGAAAATTACGCAAAATGCAGGAAAAATTGAAGCAGAAGCGAAAAGGGCAACAGATACAGAAGTAGAATTGGCAGCGGCAATATCTTTGCAGGCAGACCAAATCAAATTAAAAGTATCAAAAGGTGATGTCAGTTCTCAGTTAAGTGTTGAAAGTGGACAGGTAAGTATTTCTGGAAACCGTTTTGTATTGGAAGCAGATAACTGTAGCATATCAGCAGATGGAACTATAACAGCTAAAAACGCAGTAATGACTGGTAGTTTTAAGTCTATAGGGGAAGACGGAAGTTACACAGAAGTATCATCAGGTGAAATTAAATTTTATAACGAACTATTGCAAAGCACAGGATCTATAAAAGGATTGGGACAATATCTTACTATTGATGCTTCAATGGTAAGTGTAAGCGGAATTTTAGTGGTAGGAAATGGAGCAACATATGATTCACAATATGTAAAAAACATATCAACAACTTCTCAAATATTAGGCAGTAAGACAGTACTGACAAGTGCCACATTAAGTGTCACAAAAAATTATATAAATGGAACCGTATCAGATGTATCTTTGGTAACACAAACAGCCAATGTTGCTGATTATCCTGGACATAATGTTAATTTTATTACAGGAGTTTCATCACTTGGAGGTTTGCTCACTGCAACATCTGGAATTGTCACACTTATGACGTAGGAGATTTATTATGGTAAAAAAAATATTTATTCTTCAAACGATTATTGGAAAAACAATGAAAGAAGTAATGGAAGAAAGGCAAGAAATTCAGCAATATATAGCTTTTACCATTGGAATTTCCACGTTTACGGAAATCAATGCCACATTTTTTAGCACGGAAGATGGAGATGGTTTTGAAGAGTTTATGAAGCAACTTATTGACATGTCGGATACAGTGGTTGCACAGAGCGGATATGAGGTATCTGAACTGTGCAAAAATCTGTATGCATATGCAGAAGAGCAAGGAAAAGAAATCTATGTAAGGGAGAATTGATATGGCAGCAAACTTTGAGATTAAGAAATTAAAAAGCAACCTTGTGACAGTATTAAATCAAACACCGTTGCCTATCGAGGTGAAAAGGCTTGTACTGTATGAAGTGTATTCGGAGACTAAACAGTTATCAGATATGCAGATTATGAAAGAGGAAAGCGAGGTATCTGCAGATGGCGTTGAATAAGGTTTATACCAGAATTAACTGGGAAAATTACCCCAGTGAAAACACAGACATTGATGAAATAAATCTTAATAAAATGGATTCTGCTATTGATGCGTTGGACAACCGTATCATATCACAGGATGCCTTAAAAGTAGACAAGTCTGCAATAAAAGGAAATATTGCTGATGGGACTATGGATGAAACAACCGGTGTTATTACTATTACAAAGTACAATGGTGAAAAAGTAATTTTTGACCTTAATATTGAAAAAATACCTGTCGAATTTTCCATGTCTGATGACGGAATCATTACCATGACTACAGAAGATGGAACACAGTTTACAGCTGATATTGGTTCTATGATTCCGGTGTTGACATTTGAAGATTCTGCAACCATAACTGTCTCCGTGACTGGTACTGGAAAGAATAAGACTTATTCTTTTTCGATAAAAACAGGATCAGTAACAGATGATATGCTTCAGCCTAATTATTTAGCAGATATTAGAGTAGAATCCGCAAATGCATCTGCTTATGCGCAATCCGCAAATGCAAAATCTGTATTGGCTGAATCTTATGCCGTAGGTGGAACCGGAACAAGAGAAGGAGAAGATACAGATAACGCAAAGTATTATATGGAGCAGGCAAAACAGCAAACAGGCGGTATACCTACAAAAGTCAGCGAATTAGAAAATGATGTAGGATACATTACAAAATCAGTTTCTAATTTGACAAATTACTATGACAAAACCGATGTTGATAAAAAAATAGATGAAATTCCAAAAACAGATTTGACAAACTATTTGACCAAAACTGGTGATGGTAGTAATTTGACTGCGGCGTTTGAAGAAGCAACAACTTTAGATGAATTAACGACAGGAGAAAAGTTATCATCTATTTTGGGAAAAATTAAACTGGCTGTAAAAAACCTTAAATCACTTATAGGCCTTATCGGAACTACCGATATTTCGACTATTGGTGACGGTACTATCACTGGGGGATTAAGTGATGTAAATGGCAATTTAAATGGTTTGAAATTTGCATCAATATCAACATCTGTTACTCTATTAGTGGCGAATAGACAGTCCTTTTTAGGCTCCTTGTCTGACTTTGGATTGCCAAATAATGCAAATGTATTTGGGGTGTTTGCAAATTGTGATTGGGCTGTTAATGTAAGATTTGCAAATAATAGAAAGTTTTATGTATATCAAATTGCAAATGTTAGCGATGATGCAACATTTATATTAAATTTTGTTGTGGCATATAAATAATTAATTAATCCAAGGTATTGGGCTGCTTCTTCAAATAAATCTCAATCTGACAAATATGAGAAACTGGCAGAATAATACCGTTCCGTTGATGGGTTTAATATTATCGTACTACTAGATTTATCAATATAAAGTATGTGATTATCGCCACTTGTACCACCTACTGCATTTGTTCTAACATACATATTTTTAGGGGAATATGTCCTTCCAATATTGGCAATAATTAATGATCCGCTATACTGCTCAGATGTAATTCGTACGCCTAACGTTACAAATACTCTGTTACCTATTTTTGAAATTGTATTTTCAGAATCCCATGATACACAATTGACTAAAGACAAATCGGTGTTTTGGTTTAACTTGCCATTTACAGAAGCAGTCATAAAAAATATTTGCGAAATAACAACAAAAAAGAGCATGGTGTAAAAGCCATGCTCTTAATCTATTTATCTAATTCCCCAGTCACCGTCATTGTTGACGAAACCAACCACATATCCTATCATGTCATCAATAAGATTTTCCGGGAGTATGCTGTTCGGAGACATAAGCGGAACATATCTCCATTTTCTTACACCATCTTCAATTATATGTGTTTTCACGACAATATATATCCCACCATTACTGGTCACAATACATCGTTCACCGTCTTGCGGTTCACGATCCGCTGCAAGGAGAATAATTTCCCCAGGCAGATAAAACGGCATATAGTAGTCGCACGGAATTTTCACACCGATATAAGCCTTGGATTTTATGTCTTCCGGCAAATTTTCTATGCACATGGGTTCCACAGCATTTGTGGTTGCGATAATTCCATTCATAAGTTGTGGATTAAGGACAGAAATATACTTGTGCGATTTTTCAAGACTGGAATAGATTTTAGCTTGGTGACGTATGAAGTAACGGATAAGATACAGAGAGTGTTCCGGCAGACTGCGGCATATCTTGACAGATTCCAACATCTTATCTTCCATAGTGCCGCAACCTACCAGTTCATCTACACTGATTCCAAAGGCTCTAGCAAGCGCAACAGCGGTCGATAGCTTTGTGTCGTTAGAATTACCGTATAGTAGTGAATTAAGCGTAGAATAAGGCAAATTAGCTTCATCTGCAAGCTTGTAAACCGTCATGTCCGGTTCATTTAGAAATTCATGGAGATTTCCACGAAAACTTAACATATAATTAGTACGGTTGACTGATAAATGTGTCGATATTTCTTTGATTCGGTCTTTTTTCATCATGTTTTTTATCCCCCTTTCACATGATACACTTGTAACATCCCTTGTTTCAAGGGACTTCAAGTTCTGGCGAGGGCGGTGTTTATTGGCGTTTTCACCGTCCTCTTTTGTTGATATTTTACAACAATAAAAAACGTGCGTCAAATATATTGATTGTTAAGAACGTATGTTCTATAATGTAATGTATCGCTACCAAGTGCGGAAAGATTAGGGGGTGTACTATGGGGAAAGAAGATTACAAAGAGGAAATCACAAAGCTAATCAATGCTTGCGATAATTTACACTGGTTAGAGTGCATTTATGCCTATGTTAAAAAACTACTTAAATAAAGGAAAAGAGCCAAGGACTTGCGCATTGCCCTTGGCTTTTTCTTATTCGTTCTTTTTTGCGATTGAATCAATCAACTTTTCCAAAGCGTTCCATCCATCTTCGTCCAAGTTAGCCAGTGCGGATACAAGACGGTGCTTAAATGTATCTTCACCGGACTTTTGAATTTCTCCGAGCATTTCCGAGATTTGTTCATCTTTTGATTTCTGAACAAACATTTCACCAGTTCCATTTCGGAGCCATTCTTCGTTTACATCAAACTCTCTGCAAATATCAGATATGGTTCTTTCAGATGGTGTCTTCGTGCCTATCTCAACTTGCGCAATATAGTTTCTTGACAAGCCGATTTGCTTTGAAAAATCATCTTGTGTCATATTCAAATACTTTCGCAAAGATTTGATTCTCTCATTCATTTACATCCCTCCTTTCACTAATAATATACACCCAAAAAGTCCCCAAGTCAACAAAAATGTGTTGACATAAAGTTTCTAAGGGACTATAATATGTTTACAAGGTCAACAGAAAAGAGGTGATAATATGGAAAAACAGAGATATGTGATTTTAGACAAAAACGGTAAAGCAAATATAGTTCAGAAAGCTGATTCACGTTTTGTTGGAATTGACGAGATGGCACAGCACATTGCCATGAATGTTATTGATGACTACAAAAGCATTATAGATGGCGATAAGAAAATCGAAGAAACAAATATTGATTTGTCTATCAAAGTCCTTACCGCCATTTCGCCTTTTAGGAACGGCTCTGGATATGGAAAGGATTGTTAATTGCCGCTGCTATTGCTAATTGTGGTTTTTCTTCCGGCAAAGAATTGACGATTTCTGAATAGTATTGGTCGTACAGGTTCTTAAAATCATCAAAACTTCCGGTATATCCACAGATTTTAGCAATAGCGTAAGCGGATGCGTATTTTTTGGAATCCAATGTAATTCACCTCCTTATATCAGAATAAGGAGAGTATATCACAAACAGGGAGTTAATTGAATGAGTGAAAAAGAGAAAAAAATCGTTGAGAAGTTAAAGAGAGCCATTCCGAATATGTCCGATTTCGACAAGGGATATATTCTCGGCAAGACAGAGAAGATGGCAGAGGAATCTGTTAAGAAGCAGGAGGAAGAAAATGCAAAGCCAATTTGAGAGAGAACTTCTCAAAACATTAAAGAGCATTGACGGTACTCTGAAAAGAATTGAGAAGTCCATGAATGATGATGAGAAACAGCATATGACCATTTGTAATGCAGTTTCTCATGCAATGAAAGGAGAACATGAATGAAAAAATGGACTTACCGCCAGAAGAGAGATCTTCTTGACAAATTAGAACCTTGGATCACTGCATTGGTTCAACTCATAAGTGCATTGGCTGGGGCGGCTGTCGGAATAGCTATCTGCTACTTTTTCTAAGTGGTATGTGGCAGTTGCAGTTATTAAAGACACAACAAAAGGTATGAGTATATTTCTTAAAAATGAGAGAAACAAATGTTCTTTGTAGAATCTTCCTTTTGAAGACAAAGTAAATTTGAACATTTCACGATTTATGGATGAACTAACTATGGTGAAATATCCCTTTTCCTTTAAGGACAAAAATGCTTGGTAAACATCTTCACCATTGTAATTCCCTATTTCAGACAATGAAATGGAACATTCAGAAGATTTTACAGTTTTCCTAAGTACTTTTCTTTCGATTTTGAGAAGCATATGAAACCTCCAGTTTTTTAGAACATTATACCACAGAAAGGAGAACAATGAACGAATTACAAACATCAAACATGAAAACACCTATTGAGATTGCGTTGGGTGTAGATGAGAACGGAATGACTACCGCAAGAGCGTTATATGAGTTTTTGAGCGGAGAAAAAAGTCATTTTGCAAGATGGGCGAAAACAAACATTGAGGAAAACGAGTTTTACGAGGAAAACAAGGACTGGTGGGGGTTCGCCACGATGGCGAACGGTAACGAATGCAAGGATTACCGACTGACTACCGACTTTGCAAAACATCTGTCAATGGAAAGCCATTCTGCAAGGGGGAAAGAAGCAAGACAGTATTTCATCACCATTGAGGACAGGGCGAAGCAGGAAGTAATCAACAGGTCGCAACTTTCTCCACAGATGCAAATGGTTATGTCACTGGCTGAGAGCATGGCACGGCAGGAACTGGAACAGAAGAAACAAGCTGAACAGGTTCAGAAGTTGGAAAGCACGGTCACCAACATGAAAGAAATTTTCACAGAGCCTATCAGAGACTGGAAAGCAGACATTAACGCAAAGGTACGCAATATTTCTGCAAAGAGCGGTATTGACTATCAGACACTTTACAATCAGATGTATGGTGAATTGGAAAATGAAGCACATTGTGTTTTAGCAAGGCTTCAGGGCAATAAAATCAAGCGTATGGAAGATGCAGGCAACACGAAAACAGCTATCAAAGAGGGAACTACAAAGATTGCGGTTATTTTTGACAATGTAAGACTGAGAGTAATCTTTGAGAATATCGTAAGGAGATATGCTATAAGGTATTGCGTATGAGAAAAATAGTTGAGGTTGTCCTTATGGTTTTCTTTTGGTTATTAGGAATATTCACGGGGGTGATTCTACTCTATGTTATATAGAGAAAAAAGAATATTAAAGAAGAGAAATAAGGAAAATTGTAAATCAGCTCCTTTAAAAATCAAAATAAAGTTTTGGTTTATTAGAAACGAGGAAATTCTATGGACGATATTTGTTTCTACTATAACCAGTTTAATAGTCCAGTTAGCAATAAAATATTTGATATGAAAAGGAGATTGTGGATTTTATGAGAACAACAATAAAGCTGTTTCTTCCTATTATAATAGCACTCTCCATCACATTTACATCCACGGCACAGCCAGCCGGCAGTTTCATCTCCGAGGAAGCGCAGGAATCGTGTGTAAAGTACGGTGAGGAATACGGCATCTGCCCGGAACTGCTCATGGCAATGATCGAGAAAGAATCTTCCGGCAGACCGGATGTGGAAAGTGGCGGTTGCAAAGGTCTGATGCAGATTTCTGACAGATGGCACAAAGACCGCATGGAGCGTTTGGGAGTTACGGATATTTACTCTGTGGACGGTAATATCCATGTGGGAGCCGACTATTTATCGGAATTGTTTGAAAAGTACTGTGATGTAGGAATTGCCCTCATGGTTTACCACGGTGAGAAGAACGCAGCTACAAAGACAGAATTAAGTGATTACGCAGACTGGATATTAACCAGGAGCGCAGAACTGGAAAGGATGAATGAAAAATGACGAACAGAGAGAAGTATGCGGAACAGATTATTAATATGGCTGTAAATGACATTAAAATAACTGTTGATAAGGAAGGAAGATTGAGCGATTGCTTTGCTATTAATTGCAAGGATTGCGCATGGAGCAGTTGCAACCAATGCAGAAAAAAATTTAGGGAATGGTTAGAACAGGAATATGTAGAACCTGTTGTTGACTGGTCGAACGTGGCGGTGGATACAAAAGTGTACGTAAGAGATTCCGACAGTGACCCTTGGGAACCTAGATACTTTGCAAAATTTGAAGATGGGAAAATATTTGTATGGACTAATGGTGCTACTTCTTTTTCAAGGAACAGCGTTTGTGGTTCCTCATGGTGGAATCAAGGAAAACTTGCGGAGGACACCGTATGAGTGCCAAAAAGCGGTTTACCGTCAAAGGGTGCATCGGAAAGATATTTTACAGTCCGAAAGAATGGGAAGTTGACCGTGAAAAAGCATTCTATTACAGAATTGTAAACCGCAATACCGGGAAGAAAAAATGGTTAAGAAAGGAGTATTTTCATGCAGAAGCGACAAATTATCCCCATCGTCCGTGCGAATGAGATTCTGATTGCGAGACTGTTAGATGCAGGAATCTTGTATATCAGCGAAGAGGACAACATGATCCACGTAACAGAAGACTGAAAGCCGGAGGAGTGAGGAAATGGAAAGGAAGATAAGAAAAATCTTGGTAGAACTGGGGCTAAAACAGTACTTGCCGGGATTCCAGTACATCATCGAGGTCGAAACGCTGATGTTTGAGAATCGGAACAGAAGACTTTCTGAAATCTACCGGATTATCGGAGAGGAACACAGCACAACCAAGGAAAGCGTGTACCGGGCGATCAAGTGGGTTGTTGATAAGATGAACCCAAACACAGAGCTGTACAAGGAGATCAATGAGACAGACAAGCCGGTATCAATCTATATGTTTGTTAATTCACTGTATTTATATCTTTGGGAGGATAGGAAAAATGAGGATTAAACACACCTTTTTGCAGAATTTCTGCAAATTCTATGGTTCTAACGTAGTGGACACTGATTTATACGACCGGACAGAGGTTTCCGGTGTAAATGAAACAGGTAAGTCCACGATCAAAAGAGCAATTCAGTATATTTTTGGATGCCGTGACGAGAACGGCAGAGAGATCACCGGAATCAGACCGCACGATAAGGACGGCAATGACATCGACGGAGATATTACCGCAGAAGTTACCGTGGAGATTGACGGTACAGACAAGGTTCTGAAAAAAGTATGCCGTCAGAACTTCAATAAGAAAGGAGAGTTTACCGGGAATGTCACGGATTACTATGTGAATGATATTCCCAAAAAGGCAGCAGATTTTGAAGCATTTTTGGAAGAGAGTGTCTGCGGAAAAGATAAGTTTTCACTTTGCATCAATGCTATGACACTTCTTCTGAAAGGTGGAACGGATCAGAGAGCAATTCTTGCTGATATGTTTGGTCAGCACAGTAATGATGACATTTGCAATCAGTTTCCGGAGTTTGAAGCATTAAGGGCTGTTCTGCAGGACGGCACTGTTGATGAACTGAAAAAGCGTTGCAATACGCAGTTGTACGGCACAAGGGGAAGAAATGGAACCAAGGGCTTGCATGACCTGTTAGATGAAATTCCGAGCCGTATTGACGAGGTGAGCCGTCAGAGAGTGGATATTGACCTTGCGGATCTGGAACTGAAAAAGAAAGCTTTAATGGATAAGCTGTCAGAGAACATTAAGCAGCAGACAGATACGCAGAACAGCATGATTTCCTACGATAAGCTTTCTGATGGAATTATTGAGTTAAAAGGTCAGTTGAGTGTATTACAGCAGAAAGCAAATGAAAAACTGGATACGGACAGAAGAGAGAAGCGCACAACACTGAATCAGATTCAGAATGAGCATCAGAAAGAGTTGCTTAAGGCAAATACCATTCGTGAAGAGATTACTGCACTGGAAAATCACATTGCACAGTATGAACAGAAGAGACAGGAACTGAAGAAGAGTTGGGATTTGAATAAGAGCCTTAAATTTGATGAAAACTCTATGATCTGTTCTTATTGCGGACAGGAATATCCGGAAGAGAAGAAAGAGAAGTTAAGAACGGAGTTTGATACGCATAAGGCACATGAACTGGAACTGATTACCAAAGAGGGTTCTTCCTGTGCTGACCATATCAAAGCGGATCAGGCAGAACTGGAGCATAAGCGTGAGGAACTGAAAAAGACCGAGGATGAAGTGGAGCGGTTGGAAAAAGAGATTGCCATTGCTGATAATGCCTTAAATTCCATTCCGGCAAGCGTGGATATTTCCAACACAGAAGAATACAAAGCTATTCAGTCACAGATTGCAGAGAAAGAAGCTGCCATGCACAAATTCACTGACATGAATCTTCTTAGATTCCAGTTAAAATGTGATGAAGAGCAGATCCGCAAGGATATTTCCGTGGTTGATAAGTCTTTGGCGAGTGTAAGCATTAACGAGAGTGTGGATAGGCGTATCACAGAACTGGAACAGGAGCGCAAGAACATTGCACAGAAGATTACAGATGTGCAGGCACAGCTTGACCTGTTAAAGAAATTCAGCCGGAAGAAGAACGAACTGTTGGAAGCTGATGTGAACAAGTATCTTTCTTTCTGCACTGTGCGGATGTTCAGACCTCTTGTGAATGGTGACACGGAAGAATGTTGTGACTTTACATACCGTGGAGAGCCTTACAGCCGAAACATGAACCACGGAGCAAGGATTCTGACGGAGATTGACATTTGCAATGCGTTTCAGAAGCGGTTTGGTGTGGAATTGCCTATCATGGTTGACGATACCGAAAGCCTTGACCCTTGGAAGATTCCTGATGTTGACAGTCAGTTGATTATGTTCCGAAGAAGTGATGATGCAAGTTTGAGAGTGGAGGAAGCGAAGAATGCCTAATAATGATTATGATATGGATAAAAAAGTTGAGATTTCTGCTGATGAAATGTGCAAGGTAACATCAAAAGTAATGGCAGAAGAGCCGTTTGATTCTTTAATTACGAAGAACCCCAGAATGAGTTTGATTTTTGCTCTTTTTGGAGCGAAAATTTCTGCCAAGATATTTTGTGACGAGATAAAAAAAGGAGATGCGGAGAATGCAGATTAAGAAAGAGACAGTCATTTCTGTTCTGACAACAAGCGGAGAAATAATTAATGCCGGTGACACCGTTATATTCAATTTTGATGACAAGTGTTGCGTGGGTGTGTACCTGGGACTTTCAGACCGTGGAGCCTTGAAATTCAAAGGTAAGATTGCTGATACGGATGTGACATATCATGTGATGCCTAGAAGCATCAAAGAGATTTACAAGGCTGATGTGACGGTGCATCAGGGAGTTGCAAGTTGATTTATGAATGAGCCGGAAAGTGAGGAAGAATAATATGGAAAAACATAAATTTAAGGTTGGAGACAGATACAAAAGCGGATATTTTGCAGACAATGATGCAGTAATTGAAATCACAGAAATCAGTGGTGGCACTGTTTTTTACAAAGATGTAGTTGGGGAAAGCATTGGTTTAAAACATTTCCAAATAGGTTCTATATTCTCTGCCGCTTTAGAAAAAGTAGACACAACTATTGTCATCTACCGCAAGGACAACAAAGTGATTGCGCTGGACAAGTCCACTGGCGAGAAAGCAGAAGCTAACTGCAATCCGGCTGATGAATTTGATTTCCGTACTGGTGCAAAGTTGGCTTTTAATCGGCTGATGGGCGAAGATGTGAAGCCTGATAACGGTGTTCGTGAGGTTAAGAGAAAAGCTAAAGTCGGTGAGTACATCAAGATTGTTGATGCGATGCCTTGGATGATTCCCTACAAAAACGGAGATATTTTCAAAGTAAATTGCGTTACGACATCAGGATGTATTTGCAAAAAATCTGAGGAAAATGTTGGTTTATGGCACAGAGAGTACGTTGTCCTTGAAAACTACAAACCGGAAGAAAAATCGCAGGAAGATGATGACAGCGAAATCCGTGTCGGTGACATGATAGAGGTAACACGAAGCGGTGGTTGTTATTCAACGTACGATACATGGAGTGGACTTGGAAGTTATAGGCAAAATTTTGTTAATGGAGTTTCTGTTGAAGACGGAATGGTTGCAAAGGTTTTGAACATTGCGAAGCATGACAGGCTGCATAATTTTCGCCTTGCGCTTATTCAGAATCCAAAGACAACACAGGTATTCATCATCAAAATTGACGGCATCAAAAAGGTAGAAAGGTAGGTAGAAACATGGCAGACGAAAAGAAGCAGGAAAACACAGGAATTGTGGAATACGAATCAAATGGGGAAATTGTAAAAATTTCCCCAACAACGGTAAGAAAGTACCTTGTAAGCGGTGGTGGAAACGTATCGGATCAGGAAGTAATGATGTTTATGTCTCTTTGCAGATATCAGCATCTTAATCCTTTTTTGAAAGAAGCATACCTCATTAAGTTTGGAAACAATGATCCTGCTACGATTGTTACCGGAAAAGATGTTTTTACAAAAAGAGCCGATGCAAATCCGAATTATGCAGGAAAAAAAGCAGGAATTATTGTTCAGAAGAAAGATGGTTCCGTTGAAGAAAGAGAAGGATCTTTTGTCCTTAAGGACGAATCTATTGTAGGAGGTTGGGCTAAAGTGTTTATCAAAGGAAGAGAGACACCGGAGTACCAGTCAGTATCTTTCGATGAATATGTTGGAAGAAAAAAAGATGGAACAATCAACGGTCAATGGTCTAAAAAGCCTGCAACAATGATAAGAAAAGTTGCTGTTGTACAGGCATTAAGAGAAGCTTTTCCGGATAAATTCCAAGGTTTGTATGCGCAGGAAGAATTTCCTGATGTTTCCGATGTGAAACTTGATGTGGAAAAAGTTGTGGCAGAAGAGGTACAGGCAAATGCAAACACTATCGAGTTTCCTGAAGCAACATTTGAGGAAGTACCGCAGACCGCAGAGACTGACATTGCCAGCGCAGAGACACCGGATTGCTTTAAGTAGGAGGAAACTATGAGAATTATATCGCAGGACGGAATCATTGATGTACCTTATGAAATCAGTTCTTTGAGCATGGCAGTCGGAAAATATGAAGATGTTGAGTATGCGGCTATTTATTGCCACAACTCTTCGACAGCAATGGGAACAAAAATGGCTGAATACAGCTCCAAAGAAAAAGTACAGAAAGTTATGGAAATGCTTAGAGAACAGTACAAAAAATACGTTGGAGCTTCTGTTAATATATATGGCTGTTTTCAGTTTCCGAACAATGATGAAATCGAGGTACAAAATGAAGCTTAAATGTTTAGGTTCCGGTTCTTCCGGTAACTGCTATCTTCTGACGGCAGATAACGGTGAAACACTTTTACTTGATGCAGGCCTTTCTATCATGGACATAAAACGTGGTCTTAACTGGGATGTTAAGTGTGCTGTGGGTGCGATATGCACCCATGCGCACAAAGACCACTCATTATCCGTATCAGACCTTGAACACATGGGAATACCAGTATTTAAACCATATGAGAGTTTAGAACCTATGGAAATATGCTTTACTGGTGGAAAAATAATGGCATTTGATCTTACTACACTGGATGGTAAGTGGACACATACCAACGCTGATGGTTCAGAATGCCCTTGCTATGGATTCCTGATTACTCACCCGGAAATGGGAAAATTGCTTTATGTAACTGACACGGAATTTGTTAAGTGGCGGTTTCATGAAGTAAACCACATCATTATTTCATGTAACTATCAGAAGAAGTACATTACAGAGGATTCCAACGATGCTAAGAAATCCCATGTGTACCGTGGTCATATGGAACTGGAAACGGTAAAAGAATTTGTTCTTGCGAACAAATCAGATGCCTTGCAGAACGTCATATTGTGCCATTTAAGCCGTGATAATTCTGATGCCAAAGAATGTGTCACAGAGGTAAAAAAGATTGATCCATTGGCGAATGTGGACTATGCGGCAGCAGGCAAGGAATGGATTTTACAGAATGGAAAGGAGTGTCCGTTTTGAGTGGTGGAAGTTTTGGTTATTTGTGCTACAAGGATGTCAATGAGCTAATGGAGCCGTCAAGTATCTCCAACCTTGAAATTATGGTGCAACACTTACAGTTGTACGGTTACGAGGACATAGCACGAGATACACAGCGGTTGATTGAGTATATCAGGTCGGCAAGTATTAGAATCGAAGTTTTGAGCGAGAACCTTAGCGGAGTTTTTCATGCGGTAGAGTGGCGTGCGAGTGGAGATATTGGCAGAGAAACCATGATTGCAGAACTTGAAAAGTACAGAAATGGTGGTGCGAATGGCTGATTGGAAGAAAATCTATGCTATGAAAGCAGAACGTGAGAAAAAAATAAAACAGATATGCCCCGAAATATCGAATGTTAGCGGAATCTATTTGTTTTACAGAGTGGACGAAGCAGGAATCAGAAGAGGGTATTGTGGGCAAGCTGTCAGACTTTTAGAGCGCACATCTTCTCACCTTGCGGAATACGACCATATAGCATTGAGCCTTAAAAAACATGGCTTCAAGAGCAAAGATAATCCGCATGGGTGGTCATTGCATTTTTTAACCTGTGGGATATCAGAACTTGATGAAAAAGAAGTCGAGTATATTAAAAAATGTTCTGATAGTGGTATTCAGATGTACAACGTCACGGCAGGAAGTCAAGGTAAAGGGAAACAAGTAACAGGGCAATATAAACAGCCTAAAACTTATTCGCAGGGCATACAACAAGGCAAAATCAACCTTGCAAGGGAACTGGCGAACATTGCCGACAAGCATCTAGTCATCAGTTTGAAGCCTGAGAAGCAGAACAATTCCGTGTCAAAAAGACAATTTGTTCGGTTTATGGAACTTTTGCATGGAGAAAAGGACGGTGAATAATATGAAAGTATATATTACAAAATATGCACTTAGTACTGGAATCATAGAAACTGACGATGCAGAGATTTGTTCAAATATTTCCGGAGATATGATAAGTTCTAAAAAATATGGATATTATCGCGGAAATGATTGGCACAAAAAGAAGGAAGACGCAGTTTTAAGGGCAGAAGTAATGAGAATAAAGAAAATTGAATCATTAAAAAAACAAATTGAAAAATTGGATAAAATGAAATTTTCTTTGTAGAGTTCAAGCATCACAGAACTTGGAGGTGATACATAAAATGCCAAAACGATATGACAATCCGCAGGAAATTTTGAAAATTATGCGGAAGACAGAACTTTTGAAGCAGTCTGCGGAGAGAAGTCCATTCACCGGAATACTGACACTGTTCTGCTATACCTTGTGGAAAGACTACAAGTACTCACAGACGAGACTTTCTGATTTCTGCGGTAAATTCACCGAGTACAACGAAAAGTACGAGAATGAGCCTTATACGGAGTTACAGAGCAGGCTTAACGATTTTGCAGACTGGACGATTGAGTACAAGGAATTTACCGAAGCTGATTATCCACATTACAAGTCGGTTGTAGCGCAGAAATGCATCCTGGAACAGGTCAGATGCAACAACCTTATCAATGAGTTGTCTACAAGGTACATCCTATATGGAATGGTAATTCTTATGGAAGATGGATTTAGTAAGAAGAAGCTGACGAATTTCAAGGATAAGTTTTCTGACCACATGGACAAAGCCGGAGACAAGTGTAACGGAAAGAATTTCATGGACTTGTGGAGAGAACTGGTGGAAAACACCGGTATCTATATTGAGAAGCCTATTTTTGAGTAAGGAGTTCTAAATGGCAGAAAAAAGAATGTTCAGCGCAAAAATAATTGAGAGTGATGCTTTTTTGGATATTCCTGCTACGGCTCAAATGCTTTATTTTCACATCTGCATGAACACGGATGATGACGGATTTGTGAACAATCCACGTAAAATCATAAGGATGTGCGGTGCATCTGATGATGATTTGAAGATACTGATAGACAGCAGATTCCTTTTATCTTTCGACAGTGGTGTTGTACTAGTAAAGCACTGGCGAATTCACAACTACATTCCACCGGATCGTTACAAACCGTCATGCTATGTGGATGAAAAAAGCAAAATAGGTGTGAAACTAAACGGAGCATACACTACAGATCCTAAAAAGATGGTTTCTCCGGTAGAGGGGAATCCGAAGAAGAGTTGCTACGATAAAGAAATCAAACTTGATAAGAGGTGATATAAATGCAGATGACAGGTTATGAATTGTTGGCGAATTATGAAAAAGCAGAGGACAAGGATAAACAGATTCAGATTCTTTCGGATTTGAACCACATTCCGGTTGATATGGTGTGCTTTGTGATTGAAAACAGAGAAAAATTTGAAAATTTGGAAACACCATTGTCTGCAGAAGAATTTGCAAAGTGGTGTGAGACGGAACTTGACCGTGTGGATGCTCATATCCATGCACAGGAAAAATATTACAGAGAAATTTGCAATGTATACGGAATCGCAAGTACATACGGAAAAAGGAGTGTAGTTTCATGAGAGAGGGAACAGGAAACTTTCAGAACGGTGACTTACTCTACATGGCTACACATCCGGTTGCTGATGCTATTAGAATCGGACGCACGAAGCCGTATGAGTGCAGCTATCCAGTGATGGTGGAGAGACCGAGGATCAAGGAAAGGAGCAAGGATGGAGAGACTGACAACCAATAAGAATGTATCAGAAATGGGAATGTTTAAACTGGCACTTAATTGTTGTTACATAACACAGGACGGAAATACCAGATATAGAGATTATGCAAAAGATATTGATGCGAGAGATTTCGCAAGAGTTATTACGGAAAATTTTGCAAAAGATGTTTTACCGTTAAATGACGAATCATTTGATGAAGAAATGATGGAAAACCTCATGTATGATCCATTAACAGACATAAATGCTCTGATCGCAGTATTTTATCGAAATATGTGGGCAATGGCAGAGTTGAGGGAAAAGTTGAAACGCTACGAGGATGCCGAGGAGCAAGGATTGCTACTGCGATTTCCTTGTAAAGTGGGAGATAAAATTTTCCTTGATTTTGCAGGATTTGGAAAAGATATAGACGAGTTTACAGTTAAAGACTTCCATTTGGATTGTTTTGAAGATGGAGAAATTATACTGTTTTGCGATTATGAATCAAATGATAGAACTTTTTCAGGTCAAATTGATGTAATGGAATTTGGTAAATCAGTATTCCTCACAAAAGAGGAAGCTAAAGCCAAACTGGCAGAAATGGAAGGTGCGGAATGAAGAGAGAAGAAGCTATCAAGGATTTGGACATTATCAGGTTTAATCCTCATTGGGATGAACTTGTAAATGAAGAATATTGGAAAGAACTTATGGAAATGGCAATCACTGCCTTACAGAATCAGCCGTTTTGGATTCCGGTAAGCGAGAGACTGCCGGAAGAGCCGGAAGAAAATGAAATATTTGATAACAAGCCATTGGAGTTATATCTTGTATCAATTAAAGGCGATCCCTACCCATTCAGAGCGTTTTGGAATGGGAAGTTTTTCACGAATGGTTGGCAAAAATGTGAGGTTACGGCTTGGATGCCACTGCCGGAACCGTACAAGGAAAGCGAGGAAGAAAAATGACAGTGACTTGTAATAAATGCGGAATTGTAAAAGGTTTTATTGAAGAGAAAGGAAATCAAACAGGACTTTATTGTAATAAATGTGGAAAATGGATTAAGTGGCTTACAAAGGATGAAAAAAGGCTTTTTGCTCACAATTACAAATCAAAAATGACCAACGCAGACCGGATCAGGAGCATGACGGACGAGGAGTTGGCAATGGCGCTATTATGTGTCCTGCGGAATTTATTAAAAAGTGACAAGGTATGTAAGGATTGTACATTGGCATGGTTACAGAAAGAAAGTGAGGAATGAGGATGCAGGATAGATATTTATTCCGTGGAAAGCGGATTGATAACGGGGAATGGGTAATTGGAAATCGTATTGATGATGGTGTAACAGGGCAAGTATTTATTCATACAGTTGGTAACTCGGTAAATGAGAGTGATAAGGTCGGAGAAGAAGGATGTTTGCAGTTTGTGGCATTTGAGGTAGCCCCAGCCACAATTTGCCAGTGCACCGGACTGAAAGACAAGAACGGTAATCTGATTTGGGAGAATGATATTGTAAAAATAAACAATAGTGAGGTAAATACTCTTATAACATTTAGAGATTTTGAAATTATATGTACGATTCCTAGAGAAAAATATTATAAGCATAGGCTTGAGCATACAACTGAATATGAGGTTGTTGGTAACGTATTTGACAATCCGGAACTGTTGGAGGAGTAGCCATGACGGAGAATGAAGCAATTTAAGAATTAAAATATGATTGTAACGAAATTGGAAAAGCAATTCCATGTGATACATCATGGGGTGAATCTTTTGAAAATGCTTATGCAATGGCAATAAACGCACTGGAAGAGGTGCAACAGTACCGCCAGATCGGCACGGTGGAAGAATGCCGTAAAGCTGTGGAGAAGCAGACAGCAAAGAAACCGGATTACGAGGGAGACGGATTCTCGGACGGACAACTTGTATACGATACATGGATTTGCCCTTCCTGCGGTAAGCATTATGAGGTTGATTATGATAGATATGATTATTGCCCGAATTGCGGGCAGCGCATTGATTGGAGGGATGAAGTATGAGTGAAGAATTAAAGCCGTGCCCGTTTTGCGGTGGAAAAGCAATGTTCTTAACCATTACAAATAAGTCATCACATTCGGCTGTTGGGGTAATGTTCAAAATCAAATGTATGAAATGCGGAACAGAATTTCCAAAAAGCTATGAATGTGAGATGTACATGGATCAGGACGGAGGCATCAGAACAGGGAAAGACGAGCGAACGAAAGCAATTACAGATTGGAACAGGAGGGCGAACGATGAAAATACTGATTGATATTCCAGAGGCATTTGAAGTGGACTATAACGAAAACCGATTTGCAGAGTTCTTCCTACGATGTCTTGCGGATATTGGTACCTGCTGTGGTAACTATGAGCAATCCTATGAGCTTTTGGACGGAACAAGATGTGCTTTTATACATCAAAGAAAACAATCTGCCGATATGTTCAGTTTATGGCGAAGTAGTCACAGATTATGAAGCTATGGGACAATGTGAAAATCAGATGTCATTTGCGGATTTTGGGATTTTTGACAAGGAAAGACCATTGTTGAAAACAACAGGTTGTCAAAGAACCGGATGCGTACTTTGCGGATTCGGATGTCACTTAGAGAAAGAGAGCAGATTTTTAAGGCTAAAAGAAACGCACCCTAAATTCCATAATCTGCTTTATGTCTTGAAAAACAATGGTGTGACATACGCAGAAGCTATTGACTGGGTAAACGAACACGGAAACATGAACATTAAGTATTAAATATTCCCGGATTGTGGAATCATGTGCTATTTAGCACAGAAATAAGAGAAAGGAGCCGTAATGGATTTTGGATATTACAACATGGATTGCATGGATGGGATGAAATATTTCCCGGATGGTTACTTTGACCTTGCGATTGTGGATCCACCGTATGGCTTACATGAGCATGGTGGCAAAAATAGGAATACATATGTTAAGCAGAAAAATGGAACAAAAACATATGTAAAGGACGGACAGTACGAAAACAGAGGGTGGGACAATGAGCCCCCCTCTATGGAATACTTCGAGGAATTGTTTCGGGTATCCAGAAATCAGATTATATGGGGATGCAATTACTTTGATTTTACTTTGGCTGGTGGTCTTATCGTATGGGATAAATGCAATGATGGTTCTGACCAGTCGGATGCAGAGGTGGCATTCTGCAGTCTGACTAAAAGGATAGACATATTCCGGTATATGTGGCGGGGGATGTTCCAGGGAAAGTCCATTACTGAAGGAACTATTCAGCAGGGGAATAAGGCATTGAATGAAAAGCGTATCCACCCTACACAAAAACCAGTGGCACTATATGAATGGCTCCTAAACCGCTATGCAAAGCCCGGAGACATTATCCTTGACACACATGTAGGAAGTGCCAGCAGCTTGATAGCCTGCTACAGAACCAACCATTCATATGTTGGCTTTGAACTGGACAAGCATTATTATGATTTGTCAAAAAAAAGATTAGATGCAGAAATGGCACAAATGCGATTATCTGATTTTATGCCGGAGGTGATGCTATGATTCAGATGAGCATTTTTGACATGATACGTGAACCGATACGGATTACAAAGCCTATAAGGCTGATAGAACTGTTTGCCGGATATGGTTCGCAGGCAATGGCACTGGAAAGAATCGGCGCAAAATTTGAGCATTACAGAGTTGTTGAGTTTGATAAGTATGCTGTAGCAAGCTACAATGCGGTGCATGGCACAGATTTTCCTACAATGGACATAACAAAGGTTCATGCGGATGATTTGAATATCTGCGATACTGAAGCCTTCACTTACTTACTTACTTACTCGTTTCCATGCACCGATTTATCGGTTGCCGGGAAGCAAGCAGGAATGAAAAAAGGTAGTGGTACACGGTCCGGTCTTTTGTGGGAAGTGGAACGTATTCTGAAAGAGATAAGAGATGGTGGCGGTGAGTTGCCACAGATTTTGTTCATGGAAAACGTGCCACAAGTTCATGCCGATGCAAACATGGTAGATTTTCAAAACTGGATTGATTTTCTGACAAGTCTTGGATATGTAAGTTACTGGCAGGACTTAAACGCAAAGAACTACGGAGTGGCACAGAACCGTGAAAGATGCTTCATGTTTTCATTTTTGGGAGAATATAACTACCATTTCCCACAGCCGATACCGTTGAAAAAGAAGTTGAAAGATTACCTTGAAGATGATGTGGACGAGAAGTATTACATCAACAATGAAAAGGCTGAAAAGCTGATAAAACAGCTTATTGACAATGGAACGCTGCCACAGCACAATCCTGAGAGCAGAGCAGAGCAGAGCAGAGCAGAGCAGAGCAGAGCAGAGCAGAGCAGACTTGCATTGACGGAACAATCTGCAATCCACAGCAGAGAGACATTGCAAACTGCATCACTGCAAGATATGACTGCGGAATCTCAAACCAACAGCAAATCGGAAATATGGTTGCAGAAAATCTGTATTGATACAAGCATGAGTGGATTAGAGGATGGTGCAATAAGAACATACAGAGACACAGCACCGTCTATAACCGCAAGGGAATATAAAGAGCCAAGAATGATATTGGAGTGATGGGATGAAAGTAATAGGCAGTATATACACCGGAGTAACAGCAGATTTTCAGCGAGGTGTGTATCCGATTGCAAGGTGCGTAAAAGCTGAACAGCATGATTTAGGAGTAGTTATGGCAGATGTAAATGTTTAAGGCTCTCTTGAAGCAAAATTTGAGAGTACCAACAGAATTTATGATGTGGTGGGGTGTAGTCCGACATTGAGTACAATGCAAGGTGGCAATCAAGAGCCGAAAATTCTTGAAAGTCAGATAGTTGCCATGCGTGGCAGAAACACAGAAAATCCGTCAGACAGAACAGCCGGAAGTCCGACAGCGCAGCGGTTAGAGCCGAATGCACAAGGAATGTGCAACTCACTTACTACGGTGCAGAAAGACAATATGGTTCTGATTAAACAGGCTACGAAAAGCGGTTCTATTGAATGTGAAGTTGGTGGATGCTTCGATGCAAGTTACCCGGAAAGTCAAACAAGAAGAGGAAGAGTACAAGATAACGGCAATACGTGTCCAACGCTAACCGCACAAAATCAAGATATTGTACGGATTGAAAAGGGAGGTCAGATTTCTAACGATGGTTCGCAGTGCGGTACGGCAATCTCTGATAATGACATAGAATCTAATCTTGTAGCCGGCACACATGGGTATGCAAATAGCCATACTGCCACACAGTACCGTATCCGAAAGCTGACACCGAGAGAATGCGGACGTCTGATGGGAGTATCTGATGAAGATATCTCCAAGATGGCAGCGGTCAACAGCAACACACAGCTTTACAAGCAGTTTGGTAACAGCATCGTGGTGGATGCGATGTGTGCAATGTTCAAAAACTTAAATATTGAGCAAGTAAGTGAAACCAGGAACTAAAAAATTTGAGTTTCTATTTGAGTTGTTTTAAATAAGTTAAATTAGGATTTACCGGAGGAAATATGAAATGGGAATGACAAGAAATCAACTTGCCTTAGTGCGATATGTGGCTGAAAACAATATACAAAAAGCCAAAGATGCAGCTCTTTGCTGCTGTGCGGAAGATACAACTCAGAAGAATCACTATGCAGTCACAAAATATCAAAGTCTATTACGATCTGGTGGAATGAATCTTATGGAGCTACCAGCAAATGTTTCCAGTTTTGCAACGATGGAAGATCTGAAAAATACATACTTAGAAAGCAGATATTATCTGACCAATGAAGAAAAGGAATTATTCGAACTGATCAAGAACATGAATGATGTGAGTTTACAGCTTATGGAGAAACAGATCCCGTATCTGAATGCAACATTGCTCTATGGCGAGAGCGGAGTCGGGAAGACGGCTTTTTCCAGGTATGTAGCATATAAACTTGAAATGCCGTATTTATATGTGAATTTTTCAAGAATGCTTGATAGTTATCTTGGTGGAACTGCAAAAAATCTTACGAATCTGTTTAATTTCATCAATCAGCATCAATGCGTTGTAATGTTGGATGAAATCGACAGCTTGGCAGTAAAGAGGGAATATGGTGGAGGAGGAGCGAGCGCAGAGGTTTCCAGAAGTACAACATGCTTGTTACAGCTGTTAGATGCAGTTACTAACGACCATGTAATCATTGCCGCAACAAACCTCATAGATGATGTTGATACTGCAGTGAAGCGTAGATTTACAGAAAAGCATGAATTGCATCGTCTTTCATCAGAAGATAATGAACGGTTTATCAGACAGTACCTTGATGATGCAGGCTTTTCTTATGATTTGGATTCTATTAGAAAGTATGCTACAGAAAATCATTCACAGGCTGAAATTATGACACATGTAACAAGAAGTATTGCCAGTACGCTTATCAACAAGGGTGAACTGGTAATGTTGTAAACTGAAATATTAAGATTTATGGAGGCATTTGTATGAGAAAAATACATGAATGTGCAGAAGATATAAAAAATATTTTAAATGATGCAGAACGAACCGAAGAGGTTGACGGAGATATGCTATGTAGTATTAATGAGTTGGTGGATGAAATTTTATCAATATATTGTTTAGAAAAACAACAAAGAAAAATGGCTATAGCTGAAGAAAATGAGATTCTTTCAGAAGAGGCTAAAAAAGCAGGATGGAAGTCTGGTGTTATGAACATCTAAACTGAAATTTAGTTAAGGAGAATGGCTTATGAAGTTGTCAAAACTGACTAAGCCAGAACTTGAAGAAATCTTCCGGAACGCCAATTTCACGGAAGAGGAAGAGAAAGTGTTTAAAATGCTTTCTTGCGGAAAAACTATTACAGAAACAGCACAAAAGATTAATGTATGTGACAGAACGGTCAACAGAATATCTAAAAAGGTTTATGAAAAAATAAACAGACTGGAGGTAAAAAATGGTTAGAGTTACACAAGACGGCAAAGATGTTGATATTGAAGATGTTTCTCTGCCAAAAGAAATTATTGAGATTATAGCATCCATATGCTGTTGACACCATTGTAAAAAGGCTTTAGAATGTGTCGTATGTATGATAAATACGGCACATTCTTTATATATTGAAAGGAGTGTAAATAAAATGGAATGTGTCGCATATATGCGTGTTTCCACGGAAAAACAGGCAGAAGAAGGCAACGGTCTTGATAGTCAAAAAAGAGACATAGAGCTTTTTTGCCGGAAAAATGAACTGGTTGTATCTGACTGGTATGTTGATGATGGATATACCGGTGCAAATATGGATAGACCGGAATTGCAAAGACTTATTAACGACTGCATAAAAAAACGTGTTAAATGTGTTGTTGCGTTTAAATTAGACAGGCTTTCAAGAAGTATGATTGATGGATTATACATAATTGAAAGAGTTTTTCAACCAAACCAAGTGTTATTCAAATGTGTACATGACAGTGTAAGTTATGACAGTCCTATGGAGCAGGCATACACACAGATGATGGCTGTTTTTGCACAACTTGACAAAAATACTATGATGCTTCGTATGCGTGGCGGTATGTTGGAGCGAATAAAACAAGGTTACTGGATTGGTGGTGCTAATACTCCGTATTGCTATAATTATAGCAAGGAGAAAGGAATACTCATTCCTATACCAGAACGTAAGGAACAAGCAAACAGAGCAATTGATATGTTTATTGGCGGTTATTCTGATTTATATATCAAGGAATCATTAGGATTTCACAGCGAGGTTCTTGTCAGAAATGTGCTTACTGGAGTTGTCAATATAGGTATGATCCCATATAAAGGGAATGTATATCAAGGACTTCATGAACCTATTTTTGATAAAGAAAGGTTTGAACTTGCACAGGAAATCAGAAAATCACGTAGGAAAAACAAAACTGCTTGTCATACGGATGCCAACTTGTTAACAGGATTGTGCTATTGTGGTGTGTGTGGATGCAAGATGCGGTATCAGAAGTGGACGCACGGAAAGCATAAAATATATTGCTGTTCTCGTGATAAAGCAATGAAGTATTTGCCTAATTTCAATCCAAACTGTAACAATTCTTTGGAATGGGCTGCTGATATTGAAAAACAGGTAGAAAGTGAAATTTTGAAAATATCCTTAAATCTTTCAGAGTGCAAGCCTATTGAAAAGCAAAGCAAACTTGAAATAATGCAGTCACAATTTGAAAAAGAACAGGTGAAATTAAAAAGGCTATATGTTCTTTATTCCGATGGAAATGACACAGTTTTAGAAATGATTAAGAACACTGAAAAAAGCATTTCTGATATGAAAGAAAAGATAACCGAGGAAGAAAAGAATGAAAGAAACAGTCAGAAGAAAGAAGTTGTTTACGAGAACATAAAAAAACTTGCCGATGTGTGGGCGCATATCGACAAGAAAGAGAAAAACAATATATTAAAAAGCATAATATCAAGGATTGTGATTGTCAATGGTGATGTTGAAATTCAATTAAAGAATTTTTAGCAGAACCTATTGTTATCGGAGTGGCAATAGGATGTGCTAATGCCGTATTTATCATACTTTTAAAACTTCATATTTTTTCGTTTGTCGCAAAAGTGTCGTATATGTGTCACTATATGCGACTTTTTTTATGCCAAAATTTAAGCATAAGGAGGGATGACCTTATGGGAAAATTCAAATTTTCTGATGAAACACTGGAACATATATTCAGCAAAGAACGTACAAGAGAAGTGCCGATTAAGTATCAATCAATCATGGTTCATGTGATCGAGGAAGTTTTAGGAGAAACGGGTAATGCTTATGAATTTCAGTCCGTTGGGACTTATGAACAAGCCGACATATCAGACACTTGATGAAGTTGAAATTGCGAAACAGATAGAATCAATGGAAGAAAGGGAGAACAGCCATGCCGCAGCCGATTATGAATCCGAACTATTTCAATCCGCAGTATAGAACACCTATGTACGGACAGTTTATGCCACAACAGGAACAATTCCAACCACAGCAGTTTATGCAACACCGGAAGAAAAAACGGTACTGCGGAATAAGCTGTCCGCACTGGTAACAAAAATCGGATAACACACTTAAGGGGCTTATTTAGCCCCTTTTATGTTGGAGGTGGTTAGTTGTTCACGATAAATGGAATAGACTGGAATTTAAGGCTTGTAGGAAGTCACAGCCCTATGCTGATGCGTTCTGATGGTACATATACGTTTGGCATGACAGACAGGAACACAAGAGATATTTACATATCAAATATGATTCATGGTAATTTCTATGACCGTGTGCTGTGCCATGAATTGTGCCATGCGTTCTGTTTATCCTACAATCTGACTATGGATATTCAGACAGAAGAGATTGTTGCTGATTTTTTGGCTACCTACGGAAGAGAAGTGTTTTCGCTTGCTGATGAACTGATAAGCGGATACATGGAAATAATGGCATAGAAAAGACCCCTGTTATGGGGTCTCTTCTTTTGCACAGTCCTCTAAGTCTTTCTGAATAATTTTAGATGCAAGGTCTGAAAGCTGTGGGAAGTATGTGATTACTTCGGAATTTCTGCATTTCCAGTTTCCGGTCGTTGCGCTGTAAATTCTCTTTGCTTCATCAAAATTATACGTTCTTCCCAAAACTTCAAGTAAGTGGTGCATGTATTCCTTTGATGTAATGTCGTAGCAACGGCAGATGTAATTGATTTTTCCACGGTTGATGCAGAACCAGTCTGTTTCAAACTCTAATGTCGGCTTTTCCTCGATTGCTGTGGTTTGTTGCTGATTCTTTACCGCAAAATAAGCATTTACAAGTGTACGTTGAACATTCCATGATAAATCATCCTTAAATGGCTTTACGAGCATAAGGTATCCACTCTCGGTGAATACAGTAATACCTCTGTTTGGAATATCAATATTTCTAATGTCCACCCGGTGGACATTAGAACTTTCTTTTTCCAAAACAATATAATCAACGCCATTTATAAAGTGCCTTTTGTTTCTATTAAACGCTTTTCTAGCCGTTCCACTTGGTCTTTTATGAACAAGGTCGATATCGTCAAAAGTAACAACCATCTGACCATTGTATTCTCTGACATCTAACTCTGTTCCTTCAACGTTTACAATATTTTCCATATTATTTTTCCTTTCTTTTTATCTATCACAAAGTATATTTGTATATGCCAATATGCATTTGAGGAAATGAATGCTGGTATTTTCAAGGTTACAGATAATTTTTTTGATAAGTTCTTCTCTCATTTTCAGCTCCTCCATTTAATCAAAAATAATTTGCCAAAAGGAAGATGCAGTGCTATAATTTACATAATCCTTTTGGGGTAAAGGAGCAGCCGGTTACTTTGCGGGTATGGCTGCTCCTTCTTTTTTAGTTTCCGATTTCTTCATCAACTTTTTCGTTAAACCATTTCGTTTTAGTCAATCCTTTTTGGGAAAGTTTTTCCTCTAACTTCTCAAACTTTTCCTTTTCGATTTCAACACTAAAATTTTTTGTTTTCTTTCTTCGCTCTTTGAAGTAATCGGCTCTGCTTTTAGGTGCTATGGGTATCACCTCCTTGTTTCGAGATACATTATATAATGTTTCGAGATACAAGTCAAGCATTTTTTCAAAAAATAAAAATGCACTAGATTGAATCTAGGGCGTCTATCATCCGACCAGTTTATTCACCGACTTATTTTCCAAAAATTCCTTAATTTCTCCGTATCCCCAACCGTATCCAACCAGTGAACTTACAAGCATTTCTGCATTCTGAACTAACAGTAGTTCTTCCTCGGTCAGATAATCCCGGATGTTTTCTTTGTTGCCAATATTAAGGTCAAGCCGTAATTGCTTTGCGGTTTTTCCGAATACTGATTTATAAATCAAATCGGTGTAGGTAGAGTATGCATGACCGTGCATCCGTTCATTTTCGGAAGTCCTCTGCAAACTATCCGTAAGTACCCTGCGGACACCAATTCCTTTTTCACGTTCCCGTATTTTGCCAATAAGAGCTTTTTCCATTGCGTTGAATTGCTTAATATAGGCTTCCTTGAACTGCATTGCTTTTTCACCAGTGTATCCCATAGCAAGAAGAGTAAAGCCGTCTCTTGTCATAACAAACATAGGTTTTTTCCTGTTAATACTATCTGTATAAGAGATAGGCACGAAATTGTGCTCTCTAAATTCTTCACTACAATCAAGTTCTCTTATGTCCTGCATGACACGTTTATGCTCTTTTCCAAACGTTTCCGCAACATCAAGGCTTGTTACAACGGTTACTTCTTCTTTGTTTACTGTTTTGATTTCAACTAACATTTTCTACCTCCAACAAATACATTGTCATGGGGCAGAAGAGCATAAAAATAAGCCCACTACCCCTGTTACTGTTGGAGTAGCGAACTTCCAATCTTTTTTTGGTCTGTCTTTATTCCGGGTCTTGGTTGCAATCTAGGCTGTTTAAGCAGCTTTCACTCACCGGACATGATGCAAGACTTCCTAACTGACACATATTATATCATGCAGAACATGGGTTCGCAACATAAAAAATAAGAGCACCCTTGCGGATGCCCTTAAAATCCTATATTCTATTGTAATTTGAGTACTTCTTTGTTTCCAGTCCAAATGCTTGTTTCATATTCCAGTTCAATGCTCTGCGCATCCTGCGGAACTACAAATGCAATCTTGTAAGATGTTTTTCTGCCACTTGAAAGATTTGCATTCAACGAAGAACTATCAACAACACTGTAATTTTGTTCACAATCTGTATCGTCTGCGTAGCACTGGAAATCGTAGATGCTTACATACTTATCATCTTTACTGTTGTTCTGATAGGAAACATCAATCATAATGTATTTTGTTCCATCAGCAGGAGCGTTCCAACCGTATTCATCCTCATAATCAGTGTAGTCAAGGTCAAAATCATTTATTGTAACTTGCAAGCCGTCCGCATCGAATGTGTAACCGGGAGAAATAACAGTACCACTAGGTACTTCCGCTTCTTCAACTTTAGATTCCGGTGTACTTTCTGATACTGCGGTAGAACTTTCTTGTATTGCAGAAACAGATGCCTGTGTGCCGGTAGATTCCTTGTTACTATCGGATACACTATTTACAAACAATGCCATAATGGCAAAAATAATAATTCCGATAATAGAGCAAGTCAGTCCTGCGATAGCAGTGCCGTGTTTCTTGTCTTTCTGACATAGTGCAATGATAGCAAGAACAGCACCTATAATTCCCGGCACAATTCCGAAAGCTATACAAGCTGTCAAAATACTGATGATTCCTAAAATCATCGAAGCAATTCCTAAACCACTTTGTTTCATAGAGTAATTACCCCTTTCATTTTGAATTTTATAAAATTTTAACACATTTGTGGTATTCTGTCGATAAATAGATGTGAAGTATTGAAAAAATTTTAATGTGTTTCTTTTGATACCCCCGTGGGTCTGCATTTTCAACCGAAAATCTCGTTTTCAGAGGTTTTTGAAAGAAAAATTTTTCTACAATTTTCGTGCTAAAAATTTTCAATCCCCCCGGGGTAGCACTTTTCAAGCTGGAAAATCCGTTTTCAGAGGTTTTTCTCTGATTTTTTCAGACCGTTTCAAAGTGTGGAACATCTGCACACTTCTGCGGTGCGAGTCTTGAACCGGTCAACGTGTCGCAGCTTTCGCAAGGTCTCCGACTGCCGAAAGCATAGAATCATACGCAGACCGCAGCAGCTCCGCAGATTCCGGAGACATACCACCGGCGGCGCTCTCCACCCGAATGACGGTTTCCAGCCGTTCCCCGGCATCCGCTACGCTCTCCATAATGTCGTATACATGACCTATTCCCACTTTTCGCATTTTGTATAATCCCCTTGTAATATTTGATTGTACACCAAGACAGCGCAAGCCGTCAATATATTAGGGTGCAGGATCTGACCGGACCCGGTGGAAGAGTAGCACAAATAGACCGCCAAGCAGGCAGCAGATCCAACGGAACACGACAAAAAGACGGTTGTAAGCCGTCTTTTATCTGTTTTCAAGTTCAAAAATCGCCCACCGCAGGGCGGCGGCTGCCTCCGTGTCGTTCTCTCGGTCCGCACGCTCTAACAGCTTGTAAAGTCTTTCGATGTTCTTTTCTTTCATCCTGGCAACCTCCTTTTTCAATTTTTGGGTGTGATCCACCCATAAAGCCATTGCCGGGCATCGCTCCCGGCGGGCATCCTCTGCGGCGGCTATTTCAAACAGTTTTCAATATCTTTTGCAAGGTGTGGAAATGCTTTTTCTATGTCTTGCACGCTGTCGGCGTAATAATCACCAACAATTTTTCCAAAAATGCGAAGATTGCCGGAATAAAATCCGCCTAAATCATTAAAATATATGTCTAATCCTGTCACCTGTTCCGGCTTGTCTCCATACCACATATCAATATTTATTTTTCCCATTTTCATTTCCTCCATATTTTCAATTTTTCCCGGTTATCCGGGTAAAAGCAAGCCGGGGCACGATCCCCGGTGTAAGCCTGTCTTACTTGCTAAATTTAACAATATGGTAAATTATATCAAAAGAATGGCTTAATGCTCTTGCCTGTGTGTCTAACCATTCCTCTGATCTGTTTGGTTTGTTCTCGCCGCCGCAAACCTTTTTTTAACTCAGACGGGCAACAGAGACGTTCTGCAATGTCACAGTCATATATCAGAGAGCAGCCGCCCCAACTGTACTGTTTCCAGTCAGCGGCGCCATTCAGTAAAAGGCTTTTTAACTCTGTTTTGTCCTGCGGGATCTCTTCAACTTCCAGAGCTTCTACAAGCTCATAAGCATAGATCTTTACACCTTTATTCCATGCGCTTCTTGCCTTGCTGTTGTTGATTGCTTCTAATAATTCATTCTTTCTCATATTGCTTTTACCTTTTCACCCGTGTTATAATATGGGTGCCGGTGTTCGCTTGGTAGGTGTCACCGGCTTTATTTATTTGTTGAGATAACTATATCACACAAAATTATAAATTGCAACACATAATTGCATAAAAATTAAAATAAATATTGTAATAATAATATTAATGTTAATTGTTGCAATATTGCAATTATAATGTTACAATAATTGCAAGCAGATATTGCGGTTATAAATTGCAATACATAATATAATAGGAGGGCAAAAATGAAAACACCTGAACAAATAGCAGCAAACGCAAGAGAGAGAGCAAGACGGCAGAACGAAAAAGCAAAAGAAAATTGGGATATAATCTCTTGCAGATTACCAAAAGGAACGAAAGACCGCATTGCAGATTTAGGACTTACCGCAAATGGTGTAATAAATACGGCTGTATTGGCTTATTTAGACACTTTGGAGAGCCAAGCGGAGAATTTACCGCAAGAGCCGGAAAAGACCGCAGAAAAGGAAAATACAGAGCGCACAGAGGTAGAAGAAAAGGTTGCATTGATGCAAGCAAATGAAAGATTGCATCAGCTCCAGGAGCAGAGGAGAGCAGAACGGAAAGCATCGGAGCAACCGCAAGTTGTAGGCGCTGAGGAATTTTTAAAAAATATCAATAAATAATTGCAATAATCTATTGACATGTTATATAGCATGATATATAATCAAGATACAAACAAACGAAAGGAGCGAACGACATGAAAGGAACGCCGGAGCAGATCACAGCAAAGAAAGCCGCCCGGATCCGTTCAAACGTCCGGCAGTTCTTCCAGTACTACCGGGATCAACTGGAAACAACGGAATCCGAACGGCTGAAAGAATTTAACATGGCAGAACTCCAAGCCCTGGAAACAGTGCAAGAGGAAACGCTCCAAGCACTGGAGAGCATGACCGATCAGGAGTTATTTGCCAGCAAAACCGCATACGGTGACAGGGCACTAATTGACCGGATCACAGCGAGAGCGGAACGGATCAGACGAACAAGTAAACAAATAGCTTAAAAAAGAAAGGTTAAAAGGTGGAGAATATGAGAAAGACAGTCGTAAATGAGTATGGAGTAAACGTTGATTATGATTTGGCGGTATCCATGATGGATGATGATTTGCGAGAGGAGATACACGGAGATCTTGCACCGTGCACAGATCAGCAATTTTTTGATGAGTATGTAAAACGACACGAGCAAAAATTCAACGAGGTTTGGGAGCTGGCAAAAGAAAACCCTTGTTATTAAATATTCAGCGGAGCGAAGAAGCTAAAATCAAAATATCGTAATCTATAAGCAGGTGTAACAGCCTGCTTTTCTTGATCTATTTTCACTGCGATATTTTAACGTGCTAAATTTTGTAGACAAATTGTAGACATTTTGTAGACGCAGATTAAATAAAAGGAGATTAGATAAAATAAAGGTTAGATAAAATAAAAATAAATAAGTGCAGAAAGACATTGTATAACCAAGTATATATAAATACTAGAGCCAACCAGCTGCCACCATGTACCCATCTGCAAAAATCACCTATCTGTCTGTCAAAAAATCCCATTTGTCAAATTTAACCGGATGATATTTTTTAAGCATATGATTTTTATATACTCAGGATCACCGGCAGACATACCACAACAACAAATCATCAAATACGTAAAAGGTTGTTGTGGATTTATAAATAGGTCTTGTGTTATGATAAAAGCTGTTAGGGAGCCGACGT